ATGAATAAGTTTACATCCTTTTTAGCTGTCGTTTTTTTTATCTCGGCTGGCGTAAACGCCGCAGAGAAAATGGAATCCCGTCAGTTATCCGCCACGGCGCATGAAATGATGAATAACGGTGACGCCTTCGCGCATCAGCAAATGGCTCAGACACAGAAAACCAGCGCCCCGACTACCGTGGCGCAGCAGCAAAATGCGACACCCTTTTCTGAAATGAACGACCATGAAAAAGCAATGGTCATCCATCAATCGATGAATAATGCCCATTCTTTCGCCCACGAGATCCAGGCTGAGGAGTACCATAAACAGATTAAACGCAATTAGTTATTTGCATATTAGCGTCACGTAATGCGGATGGCGCAACGTCGCCGCCGCAGAAGCTTACGGATTAACACAATTTTGAGAGGTTAAATGGCCCCTGCAGGATTGAATATTATACACCAATTATATGATAATATTGGATATTATTAAATTCAATTAAGCAACATACCCCCAAATATACCCCCACATACATTTACACAGATACTAATCCTCAAATTCACCCAAACGATCAAACTGGGCAACTATAAAAATAACATTTTCACAACAAAACAAAAATACAATTCCTGTGTTCACTTTGGATAGCCTCTAAATTAAAAACACGTATATATACGCAGAAAACGTTGTTCCAGTCGTTCCAGTTGTTCCAATCCTCATAACAAATTGAATTTAAAGAGATAACACCTTAAAAAGTGGAACAACTCAGGGTGAAAAAAGTTGTTCCAGATGGCGGTTTTGGTACAACTCTGGCGGTGAGATTGAAGCGAAATGGGAGATTTCGTACAAATTTAAGACAGTGAATACCGGGGGTTCATGGGGAAAAAGTAAAGCGGGTGATCGGCAGGAGAGTAGAGAGATGGCTTAAACAATGTTGCTAAATTGTTACTTTTGAAGGGTGTAAGATTGTAGCGCTGGAGTGAGTATTTGTAGATATGAGTCAGCATTACGGGGAGTCACAGGCTAACGACCTTAGCTCTGAGTATTCGGCGCTGGTAATTGGGCTGAAGAAGCGGGTCCACCGAATCTTTCCCTATGCCCTAGTGAACGTTAAGCCTATGCAGGGGAATGCGTTAAATAGCGACGCCAGTAAAAGTGATCGGGAAAAGCTGAACCGCATGCTGGGGGAAATGTTTGAAGAGGCTGATATGTGGTTGGTTGAAGGATAACCATAAAAACTGCCAGTGGGATGTCCATGAGTGGCTACATTTAGTGTTGTAAAATGAAAAACACCACCACTCGGAACTTTTTACATTCCATTGTGTCTAATTTTTTATAATCTGCTATCAGAAACGCATCTTCAGTTAAAAATTCCATCAAAATCTAAGTGACTCAGAGATTAGAACTTATTAATATGTACTAAAGTTTACCCATACGGTAAAATTGTTGCGGTATCTGAAAAACCACACAACAAAAAGGGGGCATGTTATGGCTTATTCTGCAGCAGCAGTTGCTAATGCCTTCATTGAGAAGGCTAAAAAAGGTGAACTTTCTGAGCTTACGCCCATGAAGCTCCAGAAGTTGCTTTTTTATACACAATCATGGCATCTAAAACTGTGCAATGGCAGACCGCTTTTTGACGATCTCTTTGCACGATGGAAGTTTGGGCCAGTGATTCCGCCTATTTATCATATGCTTAAAAAGTATGGTTCTGGAGAGATACAAGAACCTATCAGCATAATCATTGATTCAGATGGCGAGTGGAAAAGAATCACACCTACAATACAAAAAGATGATGTTGATGCGATGAAGTTAATCGATAAAATCATTGAGGTTTACGGTGGGTATTCCGGAACTGCTTTGTCAAACATGACACATGCACCCGGTAGCGCATGGAGTCTTGGAGCTCCTGATGGTGGACCGATTACTCATACGGATATGGCTCAACACATTCATTAATGACTGAATTCGAAAGAATCTCTATCCCAAGCGGCACTTCATTAGGTGCCGCCCCAATTTCTAGCGCAGAAGACGAACCACCATCGTCTGAGAATTCGACTCGTGGGGATAATGTAACTCCACAAAGCGTTGAAGACGCAAAGTCGTACCGTAAGCTTCGTGAATTATTTGCCGAGAAAGCATATAAGGTCGCTAAAAAATCCCTTTACGGTTGGGCAATACTACTTTTCATGCAAGGGTGGTTCTCACTGATCGGTGTGCAAATATTCTCTGATAAAGTTCTTATAGCAATTACAACGGCCGTTACTCTAAATGTCTTTGCAGCCTTCCTTGGCGTCATAAGAGGGCTGTTTCCTTCAAGTAGGTATCCAAAAGAAAAAGAGTAGTCGGCCATGCTGCCAATCCCGCACGGGTGCGTTCGACAATAAGCTCTCTTTCCATTTCAGCGAGTGCGCCCATGATATGGAAAAAGAAACGCCTCATTGATGTGGAAGTATCAATGCTATCGGTAAGACTGCAGAACTCCATCAGCAAGACGCCGTTTTAAACGGCACCTACACGCCCCCTCTTCTGTTATCTGTCTACGTAGACCAGCTCTTCTGATTATTCCGGGCACCATTTAATTATCACGCTATTTATACAAAAATATATAATAACTAGAGAAACAAAACGAAAAAACGGAAGCAACTATTCAATTTATACGATTAGTCACAGCCAAATCACAATGTTTAAATAATGATACCTTATAACATAACATGCATTCTGATAAACTGAACATCAATACAATGATGCCCAGATCGCATCTTTTCTTGTAACAATAGAAATTCTTGTTATACCTCATTCTATCCGGAGACAGAAACCAGTGACATCAGCAGACCTTCTAATCATTCTGTACCTGGTATTAATTATAATTTTAGGGGTATTTTTATACCATCTTTTAATATTGCTCATAAAATTATAAAAAATACTAAGTCATGATCCAGTTAATGTTATCTGACTACTTTTTCAGCCAATTCCTAATGCGCTACATCGTTCCATTACTATATCACTTATCATAACCGCAGTATCATTTTTCATTTTAAAATACAGGAGTTATTTTTTGAATATTCAATATATAAAACGAACACTTACCCACTGGGAAACATCCTCTTTTTCCACATACAGAGATACCTTCGAACAATATGGTGGTAGCGTTAACATGCATCCTGATGTCGTGGAATATTTCATGAAGTACCATAACTGGAAATTTTCATTTTTTCACTACAAAAAATATGGCGAGATTAAAGGGGCATATTTTGTATGTAATAACCAAAAAATTGGAATACTGATGCGCAGAACATTTCCGCTTTCATCTGATGAGGTACTTATTCCTCTTGCCCCTGAACTACGATGCTTCCTTCCTGAGCGTACCAATAAGCTTTCTGTATACCACAGGTCACAAATTATTAATGCCACATGGCGTCTCGCCAGAAAGAAACAGAACTGTCTGGTAAAAGATACTTTTTCTTCTAAATTTGGGAAAAACCGCCGTAACGAATACCAAAAATTTCTCCGGAATGGTGGAAGCGTCAAAAGCCTGGATGAATTCTCAGGTGATGAACTTGTACTGATTTACCAGTCGCTATTCCGCTCACGGTTTGGTGACACACTCCCATGTTACCCGTCAGGCAACCTGACCGACTTTTTTTCCCACCTTCGCCATCTCATGTACGGTTCTGTGCTCTACTTTGAGAACTCACCATGCGCTTTTGATATTGTTTTAAAAGCAGAGAGTCGCCTTAACGTATATTTTGATGTTCCAAACGGGGGGGTAAAAAAAGAATGTATGAGTCTTAGCCCAGGAAGTATACTTATGTGGCTTAATGTGAATAATGCAAAGCATTATTGCCAGGCAAAAAATAAGCAGTTTATTTTTTCTATTGGTGCCCTCAGGCCCGAATGGGAGTACAAGCTACGCTGGGCTGAACCATTTTTTACCGGAAAATCTTTTTGTTAACATACCGAGAGCAGCCCCATACAAGCCTGGTCCTGCTCTCTACATTCTGGTCATATCTTTCTGGCCTTTCAACCCCCTGTCAGTTAATATTCGGTGCTTTTTAGCATCCACCCAGTTTACTGGTATCCTATACTTTTTCCATTCAGCGAGCTGGCTTTTCTCATCATCTGTTGCGATTCCAGGATCAACAGCATCCTGACTCTTCTGTGAAAAATTTTAGCTTAGCTGATTACTGCCCACAGTGTGTTTCACTGTATAAGAACCGAATTATTATCAGTAATATTTATATGCTTGTTGAAGTAATATACAGCATATACCAATAAAAATCAGATTGTTTTTGCTTCGGATGATGCTTCAATTGACCTTAATCACAACTCATCATAACAATCAGTTGGTTATAAATATTCTCAAATAAATGTATATTGCCATCAATAAAAGGTTCATACTGTTTTATGATTCAACCTGACTATTATCACAGCATATTAAAGCCAGTAAAATCAATCTGTTGTAACTCATAAATATTTTTCAGGAGTCGACCATGAACACTTTAGACATATCATCATACCCACCTAACTTACTTTCAGATATAGAGATTATTTATGGTAAAGCGTTACTGCAGCTCATCCTGGAGTCTAAAAAAATCAACAGCGAGAATCTTATCTCTCAGTTAAAAAATGAACAAAAAGAGCAGCAATGGCTCGAAGATAAAGAACCATTATATACTGCGCTGAAAATACTGGATAAATCATGAAAAGTAGCATAACATTGTCATCTTTACTTGTACTCACAGTTATAATAACAGGATGCTCGTCAGGTAAGAGTAAAGATGATTATAGCCAGGTGGATGGAATATACTTCTGGGGCCAGGATATAAGCGCATTTCAACCATGCCACACACGCCAGATATACTGGCTTAACGGAGAAAAAACCACACTGAGAAGCTTAAAAAAGCATCACAGTACAAATAAAAATGTCTATGCATCCCTGATCGTGCATAACGATGGATACCAGGACAAAGGGTCTTCAGGCACTTATGATGAAACTCTTATGCTTGAGAAAATTATTAGTACAGACAACAGTAAAAACCACGCTGATTGTCTGAACTTTATAATTCCCAGTAAAAAACACAAAGTTACATCCAAAAATGAACTTTCCAGATAAAAAACTGTCAAAGCAATATACATAATAAAATGTACTTCTGAGGATATATGGACAATACACTGATAGTAATTTCCCTGCTTATCATATTCAGTATTTTTAGCTATGCTGTAATCAAAGTAGGAATAGGCATATCAAATAATCCAGACAAAACTGATGAGTAAAAACAAACATTTCCTGAATTAATGTCTCTACCTTACTATCAAAAAATTAACAATATTTTGAGGAACATTTCTTAATGAAATCAAAAGATACCCTAAAGTGGTTCCCCTCTCAACTTCCTAAAGTTCGTATTATCCTGGGTGATGCAGTAGTGGAGGTGGCGAAACAGGGCAGGCCTATCAATACCAGGACATTGCTTGATTATATCGAAGGGAATATAAAGACCAAGGCATGGCTGGATAATAAAGAATTATTACAAACAGCAGTATCAGTTCTTAAAGAAAACCAGGATGCGAATGGGAAGATATAATATATTCGAAAAGGAGATAACCCAGACAGAATTTTGCTGCATGACCATCACCTATGATCATTTAATGATAAATCAACCAGATAACCAATTGTCAGCTTCTGTAATAACGTATTCACTCTCTTTTACTCAGACTGGACAGCACTTTATTTGCCTCTTCAAACTATCAGAATAAATATATCTCTCCAGTTAAACATAGAAAAAATGGTATTGTTTTAGATAAACACTTTCTGCTCATGCTATACTTACTACAAATCAATAACATGAAATAGAGATTCAAAAAATCGGCTAAGATCGTCCAGGAGCGCATGAAATAAGGGTTTGTTGATTTCATGGAAAATGAAAATCGATGAACTTTGGCGAACTTCACCGACAAAAAGTGTCCCATACATGCCCCAAGCGTGCCCCAAACTTTTTTAGCTATAACCGCTTCACTCGTACTCACTTAGCACACTAACTATTGATCTGTATCAATGTCACCTCATCGCCGCTTGTGTCATACCATGCTTAGTGTGAAAGCGAGGGTCCGCTATAATATAACAATGGCCCAGACGACTACGTTATGCTGGGGCTCCGCAAGCAGCCCCCCTTTTTTTAGTTGACATTTACCCGCTGCATACGCGAATAAATACCCCGGGTACCTGGTTTACCAACCAAAGAGCACCTACATGTGCCGAACGACTGTCCATATTGTAACCGGGCCATGCGAATGACCCCGTCCTTTTTGCCAGGTGAATTATTCAGAAGTGTTAGCTATGAAAGTTGTTGCACACATAATCCTTTTCATTTCTGCCGTGATCGTGTTCACTTTCAAACGTGCAGATGTCGCCAACAGACCTGATTATGCTGAAGAAGATTCCGTTTTTTAAAAAGTCAGGATACCGGACTGAAATACTGCCATTTCTGATTTTTAACTGGTTAATAATTGTCGTGAAGATTATCTGTATTGCGGTATTACTGACTGGTACGTTCGATATTATTCTCAACAATGTCGGGGAGCCTGTAGAAGGGGCGCTCGGCACAATTACCACAAACGAGTGATAACGGTTGACTTCCACTGGCTTACTGCGTAGAAGGGATGGAACAAAGAGCACTATCAGGTGCCACGTAAATTCCCATTCCTCTTTGACGTGGGGTGCTTATATCACCCCTCTTTTTTTCTGGCGGAACCATGAATACATTAACGCTTATACTACTCGGGGTTGGAATTATCTTTGCGTTTGTCATTATTCTGTTTGGTGTCACGGATGAATATCTTAATGGGCACGACAGCTAATCAGTACGCTCCCCTGCCAAACATCCGTACTGCCCAGTACATCACCATGCGCTTCCAGCGCTGCACGCCCAGCACAGTCATTCCATCGAGAAAAATACGATCTGCCTCTTTCTTTGTGCGCAGCGCATTGTCGTAGAGGTAGTCATGAATAATTGCCGCTTTGGCGTATTTACCATCCGGCGGTAGCAGTGTCCAGAAGATGCGCGGCACACTGGCGAGGTCGGTAACGAATCCGGCTGGCACGCTGATTACGTCGCTGTTGTCGTCGCTGAGGTAAAACTCAAAATTTTCGTATACACGCCACAGGTAATGGTCGAGCATTTCCAGAATGGCGGGTGTGGTAAATTTGCTCATGGTGTTGACATTGTCCTGCAGAAGGTGAAATAAAGTTCCCCGCAGTATTCCTCCTTCTTTTTTTACTCTTAGTGTGTGATTGTGTTCGGGCTGTAATATCTGTTTTTCCTTCAGGTGCAGCCCGTTTTTTTTGCCGTTTACGGCCAGTCCACACGGTAGTTACGGATGTCATCCAGCGCGGTGAGCGCCTCCACTTCTGCCTTCATCTGTAGCTGACGCAGGTTTATCTGCATTCCCTTATTAAACATCGCCTGTTCAATCGCGGCGGCCAGCGCTATCAGCCCGGCGTTATCCATCGGGATGATGTTATTGTCGCCGTCCGTCCAGGCAAACCCCTCCGGCAGTGCATTCCGTTTTGCCATCGCCAGCGAAATACTCATTCTGTCCTGGGTGGATTTTCCATAGTCCCAGCGCCGTCCGTCATACTCAAACAGGTAGCTCCCGTTCTCCTGGTCATCACGCCAGGCGTTTATCTCATCCCGCTTATACTGCCTGGCTGCCGTCACCATCTCCGGTGTGACCGTAAAGGGCGTCACGGGACCGTACTTCCCCGCCACCAGGTCAGCGTAAAGCTGTTTACCGTAATCCGCCGTGTCATATTCTGCCGCGGTGTACGGCAGCCAGGGCTCTCCCTCACCAAACTGTACCTCTGCCGTAATGGTTCCGTTCTCGTTATACCGCCCGTTGCGCGCGCCTTTTATCGCCACCTGTCCGCTCACTCTGCACTCCTTACCTTATCCGCATGAAAAGACCGAAATCCCCGGTACTGTCGCCCTGGTCCCCCATAAACTGCCAGGTACCCGTCCATTTTTCACCCCGCCACCGGATGCCGTCGTACCAGGGGGCTTTTACCCATTCAGCCCCCGTCCAGCGTCTGTCACGCTCCGCCCGGAGGGTCAGCGTACTCATGCGGCTGACATGCAGCGAGTACAGGACGCCACCGTCAATCCGCCCGGTACGCCGGTAATCATCCGTCATGTCCGCAGGGTTAAGGTACGCCAGAATATATGCGCGAACAGCGCCCGGTGTCGGGGTATCCTGGTTGAATATTTTCCAGTCACTCCATACGTAACCCGCCGCTCTGTCATTCCCCATGCGTGTGGCAACCATCCCTGTTACAGAGGTGTATATCTGCATGATGTAAAGCGGATTGATACGGCTGACCCTGACCCTGCCTGCATCGCCATGCGGGGGTCCCATGCTGCTGAATACCGGATAATGCCTCTCTGTCGTGGCGACAGGGTAATCCGGCTGCTCCCATACACCCTCCGTTGTCAGGCCGTTAAGGTCTTCGGTTGTCAGTCGCCCACGGTACAGGTACGACACAACGTCACCCGGCTGAACACCATCCTTTCCATCCCTGCCGTCCTTTCCTTTCTGGTAACTCAGCCAGGCCTGCATGGACGTGTCACTACCGGCAGGTTGCTGTGAGACCCAGACGTCATACGCGGAGGGACCCGGCGTTTTCGCTATCTGCCGGGCCTCCTCCAGCGCCTGCTGCGCCCCGGAACGGCTTTCATCCGCCTGCGCCGCGGCCCTCATCGCCGCTCCTGCATTTTGGGTTGCCGTGTCGGCATATCCGGCAATACGCTTTTCCGCGTCAGCCACTTTACCGGCACTGCCCCTGACCTCAGTGGCGTACTGTTCTGCCACCTTCGCCGCCGCCGTCGCCGTCTTTGCCTGAGCGTCTGATGTGGCTGCCGCCCCGGCTGCCTGCTGTGACAGGAGTTCATACTGCCTTAACGCTTCGGGACGTGTGTCGGTATTCTTCGCATTCAGGAAGCTGTTCAGCGTCCCGTCAGGGGAATCGTCGTAAATGTGGATGGTCCCGATTCTGTTTGCGGTCAGACCGCCTTCATACCTGAGGAACACATCATACTGACCGGGAAGCGCCTCAATATGATACAGCCCCGTATTCGTACTGATACAGGCCACCGTCGTGGCAAGAACGTCGCGGGAGGTGCTGACCGCCCGTAACTGAATGGTGCATCCCGTCAGCGGTACACCCGCCCCGTCACGAAGGATGCCTGAAATGACTGGCATAGTGTCTGCCTCCATAAAAGACCACCTCCCGGTGGTGTCACCCTGCTCAGTATCTGTAATACATTCCCGGTAATGCCGGTAAATTTACATTCCAGAACCCCTGCGGATTGCAGGCCAGTATCATCCATGCCGTGTTACATGATGAAGGCCATGGCGGCATGGCGTTGTCATCCGGATAATCGCACGAATCAATATACCCGTGGCGTGTGCGCAGCGGTGCCAGCCGGGCCAGAATGTCCATGGCGGTAGCCTCCTCTCCCAGCCGCCGGGCCAGCAATGCCACGCCCGCGCTGCCCTCCACCCAGACACCCCGCCGTTTATTCGGATATCCATATTCCGGATGGTACGGCGTATACCCCGTTGCATCATGCGTGGCATACCAGAGCCTGTCGAGCCAGGCCAGACACCGCCGGGCTTTATCCATGTCAATACTGGCGACAAACAGCCCACCCCAGCTCGCACAGTCAAGCGGTGCCGCCTTATCCGGTCCGGAGGTACGCATACCGGCATAAAAATGCCCCTCATCCTCCACCCAGAGTTTTTCCAGAATGCTGTCAGCCAGTGCAGACGCTTTCTCCGTATAACCGGCAAATCCCAGCCGTCCCATCAGGTCAAACAGAAACCACAGATCAAACTGGTGCTCCGATGTACACCAGTCCGCCTTAAAATCCGGATAAAACACACCATCCCGATACCGTCCACTGCCAGAGGTATACAGTCCGGAGCGAATATCACCGCTGTCATTAACCCTGAATTTTTCTATCCAGTTAACACACTGCATTAACTTATTCCGTGCCGCTGTGGCCATTCCCCCATCCGGATATTTCAGTAAATAATAAGCCAGTGCATACGCCACCCAGGCTGCATTTCCCGTCCGGTAATACTGCGATGGCGTCTGCGCCGACATCCGGTTGACGAAAAAAGGAACACTCCCCTCACTGCCTCCGCTCCCGATAATGGCACAAAGTCCGCGGACAAACCGCTCCGCCTGACCGCTCCCCTGGGCTGTCAGGGCAATGGCGGACACTGCCTGGTCATAGGTATATGTCCGGTCCTTCATGACACGGACAGTTTCATCTCCGGCATCTGCCGGCATTCTGTAACTGCGGATACACAGCGGATCTTCCATAACAGTGACCAGTCCCCCCGTTGACGTTCTGATCAGGCGAAACGATTTTACGCCCGGCCAGCTTTTGCCGAACTGAAACGTACCGTCAGCATTCAGTTCTGTTGATCCACTCTGGTATTCCATCGAGGTACTTGTGCACATGATGAGGGTGTAATTCTGCGGATTGCTGATATTGCATAAGCCACTGACCGGTCCTGTGTAGTCCGCCGTCAGCGTTTCATTTACCGTCAGAGTGATGGATTTGTCATACACCTCCGGTGCATTCAACGATAACAACTCTTCGGTACAGGTTTCCGCCAGCGTGTAAAAATTCTCATAGCGGCGGTTCTTTTCAGCCGCCTCTTCTGCCTGCCTCACCAGTTGCGTGAGTTGCCTCATGACATCCGGCGTCAGATAATCCTCCCTGACGCTCATCAGAAAGTCATTCAGTGTGCCGTCTGCAGAGTCTGCATAAACATCAATGGTCCCGGCCTTCTGAGGCGGGCAGCCTTCAGTTACCAGTGTCACTTCATAACGACCGGGCTGTGCGTCAATATGGTATTTTCCGGCGTCCGCGCCCACTCTCGCCGTGGTGGCCCGGATTACCGTACGGGTGGTATTCATTGCCCTCAGTTGAATCACACAACCGGCAACAGGCAGGCCTGCACCGTCTTTAAGGGCGCCTGAGATTATCGGCATGGGTTACTCCATAAAAAATCCGGTGGGTTATTACGCTTTATTTATAAATACCAGCGCCTGCGCGGAGCTTCCCACAGGATAACCATCCTGGGATTCACTCCAGCTCGCCTGATAACTGACCGTAACAGGCGTGTTTGCCGGTATTGTGCAGAAAACATCGCAGATACCTGGCTTCACGTTAGTGGCATAGGCTGCTCCCGTGTACACGGCACCACCGGCATTAACGGTAACCGTGATATTCACATGGAAAGCATTGCTCTTAAATCCGGATGCCGTCACCCAGACCGACGGTATTGCCAGTGTACGGTTAAATTCCTCTGGCGGGATATACACGGAGGCACGCCGGTTACAGGCGACAATTTTTGCAATATCGCCCCGTATCTGGTTTGCAGACAGAATGGCATCCACCTGGCAGTTACCGAGAATGTGTACATTGCTGAATGTCCCGGAATTAGCGCTAATAATACCGCTGATATCCGCATTTCTGGCCGTAACTCTGCCATCCGGCGTCAGGGAAAACGCCGGAGGATACCCGCCACTGGTAATGGTCGGCGCACTGATGACCGTTGCGCTGAGGTATTTCACCAGCGCCTCATTCATGAATATCTGCCCGTCACGGGCAACCATCATCGGTGTGGTATTGCCGTTCGACGGGTCAATTAATGCTATCCGGTTCGCGGCCAGCAATATCTGGCTCAGTGTCTGACCGGCAACATCCTCAATCCCGGTACCAATCCCTGCAATATAGGGCACGCCGTCTTTCGTTTTCTGTACCTTCAGCATGTACAGTGCGTTCAGATTATTGTCGGTATCGGTCTGCACCTTCTGGATTTGCGAAATGGTGGCGGACTGGTCATTCAGCGTTTTATTCACCGTCTGCTCGATTTCGTTTTTTGTCTCACTGACGGTCTTTGATATTTTGGCGATATCCTTATCAAGCCGGGAATTATCTACCAGCTCCCACAATTCCTTAGCCAGTTGAGTCTGCTGTATCTTTCCGTCTAAAAACTCCAGATAACCTTCAGCGTCATTGCTGCATTGTCCGCTCGCCTCCGCAAACGCCGACTTACCGACCAGATTTACACTACGTACGTAAAACCAGGCATCATGCAGTGGTTTCAGCCCATCCTTTATCCGGAATGGCCCGACGCCCAGATACTGCGCTTTTGACTGAATGTCTGCTGCGGTCGCCAGCTGTGTTGCGGAGTACCAGAATTCATACTGCACGCTGGCATCATAAATGGCCTGGTACGGCGTCACCGTTATCTGAAAATAGCCCGGCGTCAGTTCAATGGTGGACGGTGCCGCCGGAGCCTGAATGCTGAACGTGACCGATGACGGCTCCCCCTGCTGCCCGAATCCGTTTATTGCCCTGACTGTCAGCGTGTAGTCACCCAGTGGCAGTTCGTGGAAGGCGTACTGCGTCTCGCTGGTTGTGGCGGTTGTCACCAGACGCACGGGGTCGCCGTCCTTCCCGCTGCCGGTAGTCAGTCTCACGACAAAACGCACGCCTTTTACCACCCGCGGTGTATCCCATTTCGCTTTGGCCTGATACAGGTTGCTGTCATTATCCGTGCTGACTGTCAGATGCTGCACGGCGGGCGGAATAATACCGTTGGTGGTGCCCGGTAACGGGTCAAAGTGCGCCCCGTTGTCCACGATGGACTCTTTTTCCGGAACGTGCTGCACGGCAGTGATGGCGTATGTGCCGTCGTCATTCTCCTTAATACGCACGCAACGGAAAAGACGGCGTTTCAGGGAGGGCAGTTTCAGCCCCCAGATACTGTATGGCTGCACGGCTTCCGGCAGGACTTTCATCACCACCCGATCCGGTGCGGGCTGCGACTGAATCTCCGTACTGAATGGCTTACCGTCAGGCCCGACAATATTCAGCATGGCGGCGCCGCTTTCCGGTAGGGTGATTTCCCGGTCAAGCGTCAGCGTGCGGGTGGAAATATCCAGGTCAGTGATACGACCACCGACCGATGCCCCGGCGTAATCGTTGTCGCATACCTCAATAATATCGCCCGGCGTATGGCGCAGGCCTTCCGCACCGACAGAAAAATCCACGGTCTGCGTTTCCAGCAGCTCCGTCATCATCACCCACAATCCCGTCCGGTGCGCCTGTCCACGTGAGGTACAGCCGAACGCGTCCATTTTCAGCAGATTGCGCCCGTAACGTATCTGTGAGGCGTGGTCTTCCACCAGTTCCGTGGACGTTTTCCAGCCGTTCAGCGGGTCAGTGTAACGAACCTCCACGGCGTTGTGTCTGTCTTTCAGGGCGCTGTAACTGTATTTAAACTGGCCACTCACCACGTTACTGTTGGTATAAGTCCAGGCTTTATCTGCTGGTCTGTCCTGTACAAAGGTCATGGTACTGCCATTCCACACCGGCATGCAGCGCATCACCGAACAGAAATCCGCCAGCACGTCATACGCCTTACGCTGCTGTGCGATATAGGCATTGAGCGTCATACGGGGCTCCTGACCGCCAAAACCATCAGGAACACGTTGATCGCAGTACTGCGCGATGGCGTACAGCGCCCATTTGTCCACATCCGCCACGCCAATGGCCTGTCCCATCCCGTAGAGTGGATGGGTGAGCATATCCATCACACACCATGCCGGGCTGTTTGTGTATGCAGGCTTAAACGTCCCGTCCCACAGACCTGTGTATGTACGGGTGTCCGGGTCATAATTTGAGGGAACCTGCACAATTCGACCGTAGATATGATAATTCACCGTCACCTGCTGGCTGCCGAACTGCTCCGCATCCACCTGCAACCCCACCACGGCAGTATTCGGATATGACTGTTTAAGGTCGATAATTTCGGTATACGACGACCACAGTGATTTATTCTGTAACCGATCTGTCGTACTGTCCGGCGTCACCCTGACCATGCGAACGTTAAACGGGCGCGGTGGCAGATTACCCAGCACAACAGACGCCAGAAACTGCGTCGTGGTCTTGCCGTGTATAGTGATGTCCTTTTCCGTCACCCAGGAGCCGTTACGCTGGAACTGTATCAGCAGGTTCAGACTGGTTTCATTGCGGTCGCCCTTGTCGTTGCTTTCCTGAAGGTACGGTGTGCCGAAGGTGATGCGCAGCCGGTCAATCTCTTTTGAGGTGATGGTGCGTGTGGCCGGGTTATCGTGTTTTACCTCCACACCCAGCATCGTTTCTGCGCCGGAAGCCTCAAAGCCTTCCAGTGGTGTCTGCTCGTTTTCTCCCACGCGATACACAACGGTCACGCCATGCACATTGTAGTTACCGTCAGCATCCACCAGTGGAGTGTTATTAATCAGGATGCTTTGCATTCCATTGACCGGCCCCTTTATCGGTCCCTCGCCAATGGCATCAATCAGACTGAGAAGCTGTGTTGACTTCAGGCTGTCCGGTGCTTCATAAGGGGTATGCCCCTTACCGCCACCTTTACCCATTTATCCGTCTCCATAAATGACAAAACCGCCGGGCGGCGGTTATCTGAAAAAATATCTGTAGTATGTTGTATCAATATTATTGCGACATACTAGCGAATCACCACTCTTGGTCTGTAGATCCCCGGTACGTTCGGATCGTCTTTCATGTGCTGTAACATGGCTTCGGTTATTTTCATGGTGACGCCACCGTGATGGTGCCTTCCGAAATGCACAACCTTATCCGGTGAACTCTCGTCACGGGTGCTGAGTTCCTGTGAAATCCGGCGCGACCCCGTCATGATCTCCCCGTAGGGGACCGGAACCGGATTTCCCTGGGCCACCATATTTTCCAGCGAGGAAAAATAAGTATTTTGTTTCCCGTTATCTGTCTGACCCGCCGTCGGTGTTTTGGGTACAGGTGTCAGCATCTGCGCCACCCCACCCAGTGCCATACTGGCTCCAGCGGAAAGCAATACTGTCGCTGCTACAGCATTCAGACCGGGAATAAATGACGCGGCAATCAGCGCTGCCCCGGCCACCACCTGCCAGATACCGTTTTTCGCTCCCGCCATACGCGGTACAATATGAACCACTGCCCCCGGCGGTAACGGTTCGTTCAGTCTGGCCGTAATGGTATCCGGTGCCATATCGCTCCCGGCAATCCGGACCTGATACCAGCCCTCATTCATTCGCTGCCGGAATCCAGGGAGTTGTATCGCCAGCGCATGTATGCCTTCCGCCGCTGTCTTTATGCTGAGGCTGATGCGCTTTCCAAATCGTTGTAAATCCCCGTAAAGGCAGATTCGCACCATTGCCGGTGCCGCCATATTGAATGCGTCCGTCGTTGCCATTTGTCGGTATACCTCTCTCGCTTACTCAACTGCTCCGGAATATGGTGCAACAGCTCACCGCTGCCGCAGTAAATCGCCGCATGATTGGCGGTCGGTGAACCGAAGCAACAAACCAGCACATCGCCCGGCTTCGCCCTGTCTGCGCTTACCCTGCAAAACCCGCTGGCTTCAAGATTATCCAGATAGAGATTCTGGCCCTTATCCCACCAGTCGTCATCGCGGTGGAAATCAGGTAAATCAATGCCCGCCAGATGGTACGCATCACGGAAAAGTGTGTAGCAGTCCGTGATGCCATGCTCAAACTGGCGGCCTGTAAGATGCGGCACACAGCGGAATTTATGGATCTGGCCATCGCAGACCAGCCACCACGTAAGCGCCGTCTGCAGCTGCAGCGTGCGGTCGCCGCTGCTAAGGAATGGCAGTCCTCCGGGATGGCTGTGTACCAGCGCCACAATTTCCCCCGAAGCCTGTACGTTCAGATAATCCTCCGGGGAAATACGAAAATACATCATGGGTTCAGCAGACAGATTTTCACACGGGAAATACTGCTCGCCCTGCGCCGTTCTGACCACATAACCACACGACTCCGCAGGCACACACCGCCGGGCATGCGCCAGAATGTCATCGTTAATCATCGGGAACCTGTTAAGACAATTTATTGATGGAAGCGAAAAATCCCGCCCGGCGAACGTTATTACGCATGGTACATCCCTTCATGCAGTGGCTGCATTTATCCTTCGCCGGGTCAGTGGTGGGGTTATCAAACTCGTCAGCTACCGGCGGCCCGTGATAACCGCACTCTTCCCCTCTGTATCCGAATGTACAAATCTCCGCCAGCATAATGCGCCCCGGCACCACAGAACCGTCAGTTTCTGCCGGCGATGCCAGAATAATGGTGGCAGTCGATGAGTCAAGTTCTGACAACTGCTCCACTTTATAGCGTGCTACCGCCTCCTGCTCCGGGTCAGCGCCCGGATTGCCGTTACTGAAATTCACCGCATCAAGAAATTTGCTGTAAACCTGACGCCTTACCACTGACGCGCCGACGAGACTTTGCAAATCCTCCGCGATGCCTGTGACCATACCAAAGAGATTGGAGACGACAAGCGTTACCCTCGGCGACGGTCCTTTACCGTTCATCTCAAAATCCTGCGCCTGTATCGGGTACGGCTCATACTGCCGTCCCTGCCAGGTCACTGGCTCTCCTCTCTCGTTTGGTTCATTACAGAAAAAATAACGTTCACCACCAATCGTGGTTAAATCAAACTCCCACAAGTCCGGTCTTGCAGACTGTTCCGTTTGAGTGGTCTCGTTCAGGGTGTTCTGTGGTATGTCCCGCATAAATTTATCTCACAAAAAAACCCTCTCAATGGAGGGTTTATGCACGCAGAAAGGGATCAGATATCAGAAACTGTAACCCACGCCAATAACCCAGGTTCCGGCCTTAATATCACTGTCCGCGTCAGTGGAAAACTTGGCATGTTCATATGATGCATTAACAGCAATATTCTCAACCGGGTTTATCTGTACCCCGGCGCCATAGGCAAAGCTGTTTTTATTGCCGGAATCCCCCCGGTTATCTTTAATATGCCCGTGCCCGGCACCAATCATGACATAGGCACTGAGATAGTCATTGAACCGATATGAAGGACCAATAAGAAGGGAAGTATAGTCAGCATTACCGACTTTATATCCATAGTTGTGTATATCAGCTGTTGTATATGTTGCCGATCCCATCGCCCCAAATCCACTGTCCAGATCTTCCCAGTTATATTTCAGGTTAACACCACCTGCGTTACCGGAAAGCAATCCGCTCAGGTCAGTGTAAGCATATCCGGCGGAAACGGTGTTTTTATAGCCCGCGGCGTTAGCCGCACCAATACTACCTGACACCAGGCCAACTAAAACTGCCGCTGTGATTTTGTTCATGGATCTTTCCTTTTTAAATTACTAACTGTGCGGACTCAGTCAAACATCAGCAGGTAAATAAGTTCAATTGAGCTTATTTATCAACTGAAAAAAATTTTAAAATACCACCTGCTCAAACGTCGCGGAAAATGTTGTTTTCAGCAACCCGACCTTCACGCTCCATTTCCGGCAGACCACCTTTATCTGCCGGTATCCGTAAGGCGGCGTCCACAAAAACGCCTTCACGCCGTTATGCTGTGACAAAAAACCCTCAAGCACCTGACCATCCTCCCGGTCAACACGGATGGTCACGCTGTATTTTTTCAGGTCATTATTTATCCCTGCCGCACGTCGTTGTTCGTAGCCGTCACCAAACTTCACCACCGATACCAGCGGTTCCGAATCCACTCCCATGTCCGGATCAATTTTCCAGTGAAACGTCTTCATCATCGATATGCTCCGCTCAGCCTGCCGCCGTCACGCCCCTGCTGCTGCACGAAATCAGCCGCCGCCTTTTTACCCAGATCATAAACTGCCTTCAATGCCTGCGGCGTCAGCTCCGGCCCCGTATTGCTGATTGTAATATGGTATTGCGGTGCAAACATCGCCATCCCTCCGGAACCTGCTGCCACAACCCCCAGCTTACCGTCAGTACCGCGACGAAGCGGCAGTATAGCCTCCGGACCAGCCTCTCCCATTACTGCCGCTCCCCTGGCAAACTGAAAGAATGTCGGACGGTCAACAATACTGCCGCTGTATTGACTGAGTCCTGCCGAGCGGTACACGCCGCCGTCCGCATTCGGAATGACCGACAGCGCCGCTGAATTGTATGCCCCGGATGGCGTACTTCCGCCTGCTGATGCGCCAAAGCCGAACATACCCAGTACTGACCCCAGCAATTTAGAGGCGGCAATGCGTGCTTCCATTTTTGCCAGGTCAGACAGGATCGAGACTGTAAAACTGCGAAAATCCATTTTTCCGGTCAGCGCAAAATTAGCGATGCCGTCCGCCATGCCGTTAAATGCGTTTGTGAAGACGTTTTCCGTCATTCCCGCTACATTGCTGCCCTGTGCAAGGAAGTTATCCAGCGCCCGCGACGCGCCCAGCGTCCAGTCCCCCTGAGAAGCGTCAACTTTTGCGTTGTAATCCGCCCACTCAGCCAGCCGACGATCCAGGCTGTCCTGCAGCGCCTGCTCCGCCTGACGGTATTCGTCAGAACCGTATGTTCCTTTGGCCTTACTGTCGCGTTTAAGCTGCTCCAGTTGCTCCTGATAGTGCTGCTGAATTTTCAGACGCTCTTCGTACCGGCCACGTTGCTGATCGCCCATACCCATTGTGGCCAGCGCCAGTGCGTGCTGCTGCCTGACGCGGGATTCTTCGTCAGCGAGCTGGCTGGTTAATGTGAGCGTCTTTTTCTTCAGTTCATTAAGGGCATTCTGGTGTTGCAAATCCTGTTGTGAGATATCCAGCTTCTGTAGCGCAAGCGCGATTTCATCCTTATGTGCCAGTACGCTTTGTTCATCCGCCGTCAGTTTTTTACCGGACAAATCAGCGATGCGCTGCTGAAATGACAAAAGCTGCTTATGCGCTTCCGTCATTTTTTCGGTCGTGGAAAGCTTCGCGGCAGCAATCAGCCCTTCAGTCTCCGCCTGTTGCTGGCTGTACTGCAAAAGCAGTCGCCCGGCCTCGTCGTTGTGGTAAGCCTTTGGCTTTTTCGTCTGCCGTGCCATTGCTTTTTTATGGCGTTCGTTTTCACGCTCCAGCGCAGCATTGCGTACAGCAGCATCGGCATACTGCATGGCGGTAATGCGCGCCACCTCCCGTTGGTGCCGCATGGATTCAGTTTCATTATCCCGGTTCAGCGCGGCGTTCTGCTCGTTCCGACGTTTCTGCGTTTCCTGATAATTACGCTCTGCCTGCGCCTTCGCATCCAGCAGGTCCTTCTGGCGTTTCTGTTCCTGAAGTTCGTTCAGTTGCTGCTGATCATATTCAGTCCGGGAGGAAGACACTGTCCAGGGCGTTTTTCTGGCGCGTGCGATTTTTTCCTGCAGTGTCGCGATTTTTTCATCGAGCGTGTCTTCCCGCCCGATATCCAGCATCCGATCCCACGCCCACTTCGCCGCATCACCGACAGCATTCCATGCCTTCTCGATCCAGCCCAGATTATCGTGTACGTCACCCGCCCGTTTATTCATCTCTTCCGAATACGCGGACATGGCAATTTTCGCAGCATCAGCCGTTCTTCCCTGTTCACCGAGCACCCTGATTTGTTCAAGCTGGGTGGCTGTCAGAAAATGCAGTGCCCTGTCCAGTTCTTTCGCCGCGTTCACCGGATCATCCTGCAGCCGTTTAAACTGGCGGATGGTTTCATCCACTGACTGTCCCACGTTTTCCTGCATTCTGGCCGCGGTACGGGATACCATTGCCACTGCCTGCCCGGTAAACGCTCCGCTACCGACCACCTGGGCCAGTACTCCTGCCGCGTCGTGCTGCGTGACGCCATTTCCGGCGAGCGACTTCGCCATTTCATTAAGCTTGCCTGTGGTTTTTCCGGCGTAACTTCCGGTCAGAATAAGCTGTCTATTGAACTCCTCACTTTCTTTCGCCCCCTCATAGTACGCCTTACCCAGTCCGTAAACCGCCGCAGCCACACCGCCAGCCAGCCCGCCGAGCATCATGCCCTTCGGCGACATCAGTTGCTCAATCCACCCGGCCCGGTTGGCCAGCGTGATACCGGAACCACGAAGGGCGCCAAAGTTACCCCGCGCCAGTTCGCCAATCAGTACACCTATTTCACGGCGGGCCTGCGCTGATTTCAGTCCTAACGCATGGGTGGATTTCGCCGCCGTATCCAGCTTGCGGATATACACATCAGCGGCGTTACTGACACCCAGCTCCGCCGCTTTCACCCGCAAAAGTTCAGTACGTGAAAGATTTTGCGCTGCCGCCTGCTCTTTCAGGCTGCGAATGAACTGTGCTTTTTTCTGCGTGGCCAGCGCCTCCGCATCGGTAAGTTCGCGTGTCTTTGCAGCAGCTTCAGCCACCAGCGCCAGATAATCGCCCTGTGAAATATCTCCGCGTCCTTTCGCCTGTCGTACCTGCTCCTGGATACGCTGCAACTCCTGCAGACCACCGCTTAACTGTTTTACACTGTCAATCTGACGGCAAAATGCCGCGGCGGCCGCATCCTGAGCCTGTGCAACCGCCGCTACCCGAGCCTGCTCTTCACGCATCTTCTGATTGAGGGCTTCAATATTTCGCTGCGTCAGATCCACACGCTGAGCCACTTGATCATAAGTCTGCGAAGTGAGTATCAGCACCTGTTTCTGGCGGGTGGTCGCGTTGAACAGGGTACCACTTGCGTCAATATATGCCCTGCCCTGCTTCTGCAGAAGCTCCAGAAGATTTTTTTGTCGCTGTGTTGATATTTCCGCTTTACCGGATGCATCCTCCAGCATTTTCTTTACACGTGGAACTTCATCCTTAAACTTCTGGGCATCCAGTGAAAGATCGATTACCAGATTGGCTACCTGGTCCATAACGCATCCCTCCAAAAATGCCTTCGCCTGCAAACATCATGTCGTCATCATTTTTTTCAAATGCCGGTTCCGGGTCCGGCATCAGGCTGAAATCCGTTGCATCGTGAGGCTTTCCCGTCACCAGCCCGGCCACCAGCGATTTCAGGGTGGCGAATTCTGCATCCAGATGCGCATCACTGAAGCTGTACTGCCGGAAATGTGCCGCCCATTCCCCCAGTTCTGTTGCGCTCATCTCTGACAGCATCCGGCGCCAGTCCCCCCTGCCAAACTCCCGCGCAAGCTGCATGGCAAAAAGAATTTCAGCCTTCAGGACTTTTCCGGCGAATCAGCCTCCACACCTTCTTCTTCACTGTCAGAATCAGGGGGAGTCATTCCGCTCAGGGACAGCACCATATCGGCCCCTTTTCCCAGCGCCTCATACGACCAAAGGGCGGCGATATTATCGCTGGTTTTCCCTGTATCCCGCGTCTGATCGCCATTCTGTAATGAGCGGGATACCAGCCAGGCATTAATATCAATACCCATTCGCAAAAACGCGACCCTGCGCTCCTCTTCTGTTGATTCCTCCGTCTCCCGGTCATATTGCGCGGTGCGTTGCTGTATGTATTCCAGATACTCGACGCGTTGCAGTCCGGAAAGTTCGTACAGCTCTACTGATGCATCACCATAAGTGAGCGTGTCTTTCTTTAAAAACATGATGTATTCCTGCAGAAGATGCCCCGACTACCCGACAGGCGGGGCAAAGGAAAGGGTTACGCCTGAACGGTGATATCCGCAATGGCGGTCAGGTTACCGTCTGACGTCATGCCAATAATTTTTACAGTTCCGGCTTTAACACCTTTCACTGTTGCAACGTTATCAGCCTGAGTAACCGTGGCAATCGTCGGATCTGAGGTGGCGATGCGCAGGGATTTATCTGTGGCACTATCCGGTTTCACGGTATACGTCAGATCAATCGTCGCGCCGACGTTCACGTTTGTTGCCTGTGGTGCCACGACCAGACCGGATACCGCTACCGGAGGCGCAGTGTCCTCCTCCGCCATATGCGGACGTCCGACGCCTGTGATTTTCACTGTGCGGGTGATAGCCTCTCTGGACTGGACGGTCTTACCCAGCGAACTGATCCAGCCTTTAAAAACATCCACGGTTCCGTTCGGATACTTAATGCGCCATGATTCCACATCGCCGCTATCAAACAGGTCTATCAGTTTTTTCTGCCCGGACTCTCCCGGCTTCCACGCCAGCGTGATACTGGTGTCCCCGGCGCTTTTTTGCCCCTGCGCGGTGGTTTTCCAGTCGGCATCTTCATCATCCAGGTAGTTATCATCTTCGGCGTCAGCGGTCATCTCACCGGGTTGCAGATCTTTGACCTTTGCCAGTCGCAGCCAGTCGTTATCGTTCAGCGGGTTCGCATATGCATCTCCGTTGCCGGTATACAGCCATAACGTTGTACCGGCTCCTTTCACTTTTTTCAGCGGGTCAGGTGCTGTCATAATACATTCTCCTTACATGGTGTAGGTTATTTGATATGTTATTTCCGTCATAGCCCAAAGAGCCATGTCACCATCACGCTGCCAGTCATATCCGGTCGGCGTCATGGTATCGATAAGAGAGGCCAGTTGTGGAACATCGCTGAGAGCCGGATAGATTTTCCCTTCCATCCAGTCATCCAGCTCACGGTCAGGGCTTTCTGCTTTCAGGAACGCCGCAACGTGCAGATGTGCTTTCCAGTTGTCTTCATCAAGCTCTTCTCCCGTGTACTGCGCGTCTGTCAGCCAGACCACCAGTGCGGGTAAATCTTCCGGCGTGATAACGGCGGGCAGACCATCAAACAGCGTTACGCCTTCACCTGACGTTTCGGAGAGGCGGTCAAGAATGGCGTTACGAATGGCTGTATGTTTGTTCATCAAAGTCTCCTGGTCAGGTACAGCCGGAGTTGCTGTTTCAGCGATGAAGCGAGTTCTTTGGGAAACTCTTCCGCAATGATGCGATTTTTAGCCTCTTCAAAGCTTTGTGTCAGTGCCGCCGCCAGCGGGACCTTCACTACGTCAATGGGATAGCGCTTCTTACCTTCGATGCGCTTCATCACATGCCAGCGCCCGTTTGCCAGTTGCTGGATAAAAGCATCACGGAACAGGTACGGCCCAATCTTCAGCACGCTCCCCCCGCGCAGTAACTGTCCTTTGCGGCGTGTCAGCCTGACCTGCGCTGTACCGAGTTTAATGGCGGGCAGATTGCCCCGGTTGATACGGATGCGGGCATACTGTTTTCCCACATCAAAGCGGGGGGAAGCTTTCCATAATCTGACGCGCTGTTTAACCAGCCGGAAAGGAATGCCCTGTCGGTGGTTATCACCGGCGACTGTTTCTTTTGCAACTTTATGCGTGGCAAAAGAGATGGCCTTCTGCGCCAGCCGGTTTATCGTCATCGCAGATGCTTTCGGTATCATCTGCCTGTCAATGCTGCTCAGATTCCGTACAGCATTTTCCAGCCCTTTCAGCGACATATTTCCATCCTTACCGTCGCCGGGTATCCTGGGGTGGATCGCCTGTTCCCAGCCAGATATGGCGGCTGCCGCTACCATCTTCGGTCCCCATTCTGTCCACCCAGTAACTCCGGCCATCAATAATCAGGGTGTCAGCTCGCTTCAGTTGATGCACGGATGACGATTTCACGAAAATTGACGGGCTTATTCCTTCAATTCTGACGCCGCCTGCAGCATATGAAACACTTTCAGGGTCATCAAACACCCCGGTCAGTGAGGCACCCGCCAGTACGCCTGACGTGATGGTTGCCGTGGTTCCCATGACACTGATAATGGTGTCATCGGCTACGGACATGGCAGTATCAAAAAGGTTGTCTGTCTGTGACATACCGCGGCCCTCATAACGCAACAATCAGTCCGTCTCCCGCCAGCTCATCAACATATATCGCCGGAATACGCGCCGAATCCCCTGCCGAAACAGTATCCAGAATCCGATCGTTGTCCGCTGCCAGCGCATGAATATGAAGCGTGCGGACCGCCCTGATAAGGACAAATTCCGGAAAATAAGTATTACTTTTTGCAGATCCCGGCTCGTCCCGTGAGACTTCAGCCGTCGTTTCATCATCTTCTTTATCCGACATACCGCCCGCCTCTTCCTCCCACTCAGCGACACGTTGTCTGATTTCGGCGGCGCTGCCGGAAATATCCGCTTCCCGTCCGAGTTGTACGGCGAGTACCTGCAGGCGGGCTACATTCTCTTCTTTTGTTGCCATTTCGGTCATCCTTCTGATTTCGTGACACAAAAAAGGCCCTTACGGGCCATTTTGTCGGTTTTCTCAGCCTACCTGAACTACCACAAACTCATCCGGGTCCGGCAGTACCATCAGCGGCGCGGACTGCGTCATGGTGTACTCGTTAGCCGGATCGCCAACAGTGATCCAGTGCTTCGGATAACGCGTTGCAGCAACAATTCCCTCCGCGAGCGCCTGTGAATCCTGGATAGCACCATAACAGCGGATACCCTCCGAGGCGGTATTACCCAGTACCAGCGTTCCTTCCGGCAGATAGCGTTTTTCTGTGCCGTCTTTATCGATATATGAAGTTTTTGCCACCACAATCGCCAGATCGCCGTACCAGCCTTTAAAGGATACAACGGCCCCCAAATCTTTAACGGCGGTCTCCAGTACCGATGTGGAACCGCGACGGGTATCCAGCTTCTCACGGAACAGCTTAAAGCCGTTCAGCAGGCGCCAGACCTTCCCGTCCATCACGGCAATATTAATCAGGCCGGATGCCTGGTCGCAGTACATATCAATATCAAATGACGGGTCGAAGTTGTCACGATCCTGTTCGGACCATTTTTTACCCGTCGCCTGAACAATGTTGTTGCCTGCTGAGCGCCCGAAATCCACCTCCACGGTCTCGAACTGCTCACCTGCCATAGTGTATTTACCGTACAGCACGGCATTAACGGCCTGCATTTCCTCAACCTGAACAATAGCGTGCTCTTCCTGCTTGAGGTTATCGGTCAGGATACGCAGGCGGCGGTAGTTCTGGTCGTTCAGTTGTGCCGGATCTTCTCCCGGCAGGCGCTCCACGACCTGTGAATAATTAACCTCGTGTTTCGGTTTGACATAACCCGGACGAATAACGCGGGTTTCACCGCCGCGATTACGCAGCACTTTTCCGCCCACCACCGGCGATACATAGGCCGCGATCGGCGTTTTCCCTGTGATTTTATCGAGCATGACTTCCTGCTCTTTAAACGTTACAGTGCGACGGAAAAACAGCGTCAGGAACAGCGGATTAAATTTAACTTTCTGCTCGGTGTAACCAAGCAACTGACGAGTGGTAAATAAATTCATGAAACGTATTCCTTTGAACGGTAAAAACAGAACAGGCCGCTGTGCGGCCTGCTGTGTATTACGTGATTATCAGATGACCATTAAGGCAGTGCGGCATGACTGATTGCGCTACCGGAAAAAGCATTTGTCTTTTTAACGGCGTCAGTATGTTCCGGCCATAACAGCGCTTCCGTGGCAAATGTGCCACTTTTCCAGTACGTCAGTACACTTTCAGTGCCTTCCAGTGGCAGGGTCAGCACACCCACAGCGGTTCCGGCCTTCTGTCCGTCCCATGCCACCAGTTTTCCGGTAGCGGCATCCAGCATCAGCGGCGTCAGTGCCTGCGTTGCTGTGGTAATGCCGCTGGCCCCTGTTGTGGTATATGCCGGATCGTTTCCGGCAAAAATTCGATGTTCATCACGCTGCTGTGTTACGGTTTTAAATGACATTATTCAGATCCTCTTTTTTCTGCTGCCAGCGTACCGGGAATGCTCATCATTAACTGCATTTCAGCATCATCCCCCTTGCCGCTTCCACCGGATACAGAGGCCGGAGATTGCGACTGCATGAACTGATCAAAAGCATTATTCATACTTATTCCGCCAGAACCCGATGCATCCGGCGCTGCCGCCAGCAGTTCACGGGCCTGCTCAGCGGTCATTCCCGGCATGGCCGCCAGTTTCCCGGCCAGTTCCTCGCGCCCTTTTGCCTCATCCAGTGCCAGAATACTGTCACTGAGCGACGTCATATCGGCAGCACTGGCACGCGGCGCAGCAGCAAGAATGGTTTTTGCCTGCCCGGCAGTCATCTCAGGCATGGTGGCCAGCGTGGCGGCCAGCTCCTCACGTCCCTTTGCCTCAGCAAGCGCCATAATGCGATCAGACTCGCTGACACTGACAGCTTCCTGCTGTGACGCTGTCGGTGCCGCCGCCAGAATGGCCTGCGCCTGCGCCACACTCATACCCGGCTGTCCGGCCAGCATCTGTGCCAGCTGTTCACGCCCTTTTGCCTCCGGGCAACCTATAATCCCCATCACGCGCTGGTTTTCCTGAGCCGCTGCCTCAGTTGCCGTTAATTCAGGCATATTGCCTCCTGTTGGTTTGCTCTTCAGTGCTGCGGCCATTACCGTAACGGCATCTGCAGCGTTTACCATTTCATCAGCCAGCCCGGCATCAATGCCCGCCTGACCATCGTATGTAGCCGCCTCGGTCGCCATTACCGCCTCAACGGATAAGCCCGTGTATTGCGCCACCTTCTCCGCAAACATCAGCCTCGCATCATCCATTTTCTGCTGATAATCCTTCCTTACACTGTCCGGCAGTTCGCGGATTTCGCTTAAATCCACCTTATGGCTTCCTGAGTAGATCAGGGTAATATCCACCCCGGCCTGTTCCAGTTGTCCGGCGTAGCTGGTATGTGCCATCACCACGCCAACAGAACCGATTCTGGCAGTCTGCGTCACCAGGCGGCGGGAGCATGCAGACGCCAGCAGCATCGCCCCTGAACAGGCCAGGTCATTCGCCAGTGCCCATACCGGCTTCTGTTGTCCCAGACGGTAAATCATGTCCGCGCAGTCAAACGCGCCTGCGGCCTGTCCGCCCGGACTGTCGATATCCAGCAGTACCCCCGTCACTTCTGGATCGGAAATTACCTGTTGCAGACGGGCGGTAATACCGTCATAGCCGGTCATGCCGGAAAATGGCCGCATCCCGCCAAGTTTATGAACAAGTGTTCCTGACACGGGTAACACGGCAATACCATTCACCACCTGGTAAAAACGCGCCCGTGGTTTGTCGCCGGACATATAATTTCCGGTAACAAGCTCCATACCCGTCTGATCAAGGTTTTCCTGGTTCTGGGGAATTTGCAGGCTGCCAATACCGGATTCCCGGCCTAACGCGCAAAAGAAAACCCGCGCGTAGGCGGGTTCAAGTAACAGCGGGGCATTGGTGGCCTGGCTGAGTATATGCGGGAGATTACGTTGCACGTTGCTCCTCCTCCGGTTTTCTGCTGTCTGAAATCTGTTGCTGGTATGTATCGGTTATCCATACCGGGCGAGGAAGCCCGGCACTGCGGCGTTCTTCTGACTCCCTGACCTGCTGGCGGAAAATATCCTGGTAATCTTCACCCATAATGGCCAGCTCCTTCTCGTAGGTGCTGAGGCCCGCTTCAATACGCATAACGGCCTCCTGTACTTCCTTGAGTCCGTCAATTGCCATGCGTCCGGCACCAATCCATTCCGCCCGGCTCCAGCTTGAACGCGCCTCCCAGAAAGAAAATCGGGCGCGTGGCGCGCTGATCACCCCACGTATCAGCGCCTCTTCCAGCCAGCAGGAAAACATCTGCGTTGCCAGTCGTCCGGCAATGAATTTCCGGCGCCCCAGAAAATAACGCCAGGATTCATTGGCAGATGCGCGGGCGCTGGAGTAACTGACCTGTGAGTAATCCCGCGAAAGTTGCTCATAAGAGACGCCCAGACCCGCGGCAATATAACGAAGCAGCGCCTGTTCCAGCGCTGAAAATCCGCTGTCGGCATTCTGTGCCGTCTGTAATTTAAGTGCGTCACCAGGGTGAAGATGAGGAATTTTTACACCGCCGAGTTTTACATTGTTGACGGCATAATATCGCGCATAACTCGCCAGAACGCTTACCAGCGGATTATTCGCATCCCCGACACCTTCTCCTCCCATCCCCGCGATGTACTCAAAGGCCTTGTCAGTATCCAGCTCGCTCTCAATTGTTGCGGCATACATGGCTTTAACGATGGCTGACTGAAGCTGCGTTGCCTGCAGCGTATCAAGCATTTTCAGACGTTCCATTACGCTGTAAAACTGGTTGGCTCCGCGTGTCTGACCATCCTCCACAGGCTCAAAAATATGCAGCATGGCCGGACGACCTGATGCCAGATATTTTGGTATCCGCGTCCACTGCCCTGCACCTGATAACGGCCAGTCATCATCGCAGACATGATATGCCAGCGCCTTACCGTTCCGGTCAACCTCCACCCCCGCCCTTAACTGTTTATTCCCCATAGCGTGACCAGGCGTATCGATGCGCTTTGGGCTTATGGCTTTAAATCGGGTCCTGAACAGTTGCGTGGTTTCCGCATCCCAGACTGGCTGAAGAAAGATCTCACCATTGAAAGCGTGTACGCCAACCCCTTCACGTATGAACTCCGTAAACGTGCGCTTTCCTTCAATGTCTATTTCACCAAAAATACCGTCACAGTATTCCGTCCAGGCTGATTCAACCTCATTCACAAAGCTCCTGGCGGAAGCCTCCCTCATCCCCAGGTATTGCCAGTTAGGGCGATAGCTGATGAGAAAAAGATGACCAACGATATGATCCTTGTGGAGCGATACCGCGTTAGCCGCAACACCATTATTCCTTACCAGATCGTCAGCTCTGGCATTGCCGAGGCGCAGTGAAGGCAACAGTGCGGCGTCCACACTTTCCGCCGGGGGCATCCAGTCGCCCATCTGTCCGCCAAATCCAGTCCCCCCGCCACTGTATCCCAGGCTTTCCCGGAGAGGCTCTCCGCTGACGTTAATCAGTACCGGCGCTCGTTTCATAACCTTACCCCTGCCGGACCGCGACGCCCTCCCGTTTTCAGGCTGGCTTCCATTTCTGCTATGTACTTTTTCAGATCGCTGACAGAGGTTGCGGTAAATTCCACCCGGCGCCCGTCTTTTTGCACCGTCGCCACGCGCTTACCCATCATCAGGTCATGTAGCGCGGCACGAGCTTCGTATAACTCAGCCATTGTTGCCATTATTAAGATCTCCCGAAAGCATGGCGGCCAGCTCCTCAAGGGTTGGTCCTGCTTTATTCTCACTTTTTCTGGACGCGGCCAGCGCATCCAGATCCAGTTGCCAGCGCTGAACGGATACCCTGTACGCCGCATAGGCATACACCAGACAGTCCAGTGCTTCATTGCGCCTTTTCTTTGCATCCCACTGCAGCTTTATCTTTCCGTTTACCACCTTTTCCACCAGCTCTTCAGCGACCAGTTGCTTCGCTTCCACTTCCGAAAAAATCTCCGGATTATCAGGGAAGCGAAAGGTGTAAGGCGAGGCTGAGTCAGGCGGCGTGGGAGGCTCTTTAAGTCTGGCGTAAATCATCTCTTTGGCGGTGTCAGTCCCGATTTCACATAAAAAAACACCGCGCTGATTCCTGCTTTTTGGCATGGTAATAACAGGTTTTCCGTATACCGACGCACCTTTAATGGGTAATACCCTGAATATCCCGTGCTTTTTTGAGCGTTTATAAACTATTTCGGCATCAATACCCCCGGTATCCCAGCAGACGCGGGCAATCGACATTTCAGTACCGTCCGCATGGAGATATTTTTTATTTATCGCCTCATCAACGCGCGTCAGGGTTTCCTCATGATCGGGTCGCCCCATGATGATTTTTTTATCAATCAGAAACGCTTCTTCGCCCGGCGCCCAGCCCCAGACATATATTTCAAAGCGGTTGGCCTGGGAATCAATACCTGCTGTCAGGTAAACCACCCGTTCAGGCACCACCGCGCCATAACGAATAACTTTTTCCAGAAGAATTTCATGGCTGATTTTATCGGCCACTGCCTCTTCGTATGTTTCACCCAGGGTGGTATTAATGAAGGTTTTTATGCCGTTTGGATCTTTCAGCGCATCCAGCCAGTCATAAACAATCTGTACCCAGGTGGTAAACGGGCTGTAAGCCGTCCAGATGTGAAATGAAATGGAACGTGGCGGCGGAATTTCATCGCCATCGGCACTGTAAAAAGTCAGGCCGTCGCGGGTCCACATGCCTGTATTGTCACAAATCCAGCGCCCTTCCTTCTGTTCCAGTTCCGGCTGGCGAATGACACAGCCGTTATATTCGCAAAGGTAATACACCGTCTCCGGTTTCCCTTTCTCCCATTTCAGGCCGAACGGCGTACTGCCATCACCAAATTTCAGGTACTGTTCTTCGCCGCAATGCGGACACGGTACATGAAAGCGCATAAGGTGCGCTGACTCGTTCGCCGCTTTTTCAATCTGGCAGGTTCCTTTGGTTTTTGGTGTGGAGCCACGTATTGATTTAGGCCAGACAGAACCTTCAATACGTTTATCCCCCAGCAGGGTTGGCGAACCTTCTTTTTCCACGTCAGGCTCAAAAGAAGAAAGCTCGTCATAGCAGACCGTATCCACGGATTTTTCACGATAGTTTTTCGCCGCAGCCCCACCGAGGCACCAGAACCCGACCCCGGAAGAGAAACGTTTCATGGTCAGTGTATTATCGCGATGCTTTCTGCCCAGCCACGGAGAGAGGATTTTAAGGCAGGGAACGTCTCTTATCGTGGCCTCGACGTGCGACTTCATAAAGTCTTCTGCCGCTGAGTCCGTTGGCTGAAACAGCAGGTTGTTACGCGATTTATGCTCGATGAAATAACCAACAACACCTAACAACATTTTGGTGTAACCCACGCGGGCAGACTTAATCAGATTCACCGTTCTGATACGGTCATTACCCATAGCGTTCATGATCGCCACCTGAAACGGCAATGTCTCCCACTCGCCGGAACCATATGAAGACTCTTTCGGAAGATAATAAAATGCATCAGCCCATTCCACCGCCGTCATGGGAAGCGGACGGATAAGTGGCTGAAGCCCCTTGCGGACAGCCAGCATTATGTTATTCATTTTCTGTTCGGATATATTCATCCAGCAACTCCGGTAATTTATCTCCTGCTTTTGCACACTGGTTAGCGCCTTTTGCCACCAGCGTTTTCAGGTGTGCGATCTGCTGTGGTGGCATATCCGGAAACTTGCGCTGCATTGCCAGCGGGATGGCGTCAAGCGTGCTGGATAAATCCATCGCCAGTCGACTCAGAAAAAAAATACAGAACCCGGTATCAATCATTTTACCCTCAGCAACCTGGTTCTTTAGCTTCTGAGCAACGGCCTGCCCTTCCGTAAGGTCAATCCTGGCCTGAAGTAATCTTTCCTCCAGATTACTTTCGCCATCCGGGGATTCTTGTTTTTTCTTCTGTCGCTCGCGATCTATCTCCAGTACGGCCTTAACATCATAAAAAACCTCTCTCCCCCGACGCTCTACAGGAGTAACACCCCACTCACTAAACGCCTGTACTGAGATACCGATGGAGGAGGCCATATCGCTTTTATTCAACAAAACGGCCATTTCTCCTCCATGAACCATCGGCGAAAAAACAATACAACAACCACGATATTTAGAGAAAGCCTTTGTTTTTACTGGATTTCTTCATAAGAAAAGTACCAAAAAACACTGTCAGGTTGTTGTATTTATTTCACTTTTTCATTACTTATCAAAGAGATGGAGGAAACAACAAAACAACAACCACCCCCTCAAAAATTTTCATAAGGAGCGAAATTTCGCGAGCGCGTCGCCCCGTAACGGCCTGGATTGCCGGAAAGGACCCGCGCCAATAACATTCATTATCATTACCTTCGCAGGACTGATTCTTCCACCGCGGTTCAGCCTACCGTTATCAGGGGAATTACCCCCAATTTGCTTTTATTGCGAATTTAGAGCGTTACTATTGGTGGTACTGTATATTGCTCGCTACAGCAATATCCCAACCATAAACAAGGAACGCTATCGTGAAATACATCATTTTGGCTTTAACACTTCTGCTCTCTGCATGTGCCGGCCCGGCTGGTTCATCATGGGGCATAACGCCTGCTAATTCTGATATTTGCCCATCCGGTAAATCAGTCTCCGGGCAATGCCGTTAGATAATTACTTCATGCACTGTGTCCGGATGTACTCCTGCAAATATCTCAGTTTTGCCTGGTCGCTGATGATTCCGGCGCGGATACCGAGAACGTTTTGTCCAGCACCTGGAGAGAGTTCGACGGTGGCAGCATCGCCCACGCGGCTGGTGCTGGCGGTTTCGGTGCTGGCTGGCACTGTACAGTGTCCTTTGACGCGCACCCGGCCACCATCAGAAAGACGGCGCTGCAAATCAGTATTCCTGGTCTGTGCATCAGCTAATTCCTTTGTGTATCTGGCATCAAGAGCTGCAACGTCACGCTGGCGCTTCGTCATATCGTCAATCGTCTCGTTCGCCTGCTTTAGTTTGCGGGTGGCGGTGTCACGCTGGTCTTTGTAATTAATGGCATTTTTATGGTAATGACGGGCCACCATGCCGGTCACCATTAACCCGGCCAGCAGCACGACAATTACGCCGGAAAGTAGTCGGGTCATATCACTGTGCTTATTTTTGTTGTGACTGCCCCGCGTCAAGTGTCAGGGCAGTAATGAAGGGGAGAATAGCTGTACCACAAAACAGAAACGCCGGAACTCCTTTGAGACGGGTATCCGGCGTTAATTTATTGTTGAGATATATAGTTTCAGGGATAAAGATTACATATAGGTGACGTTATAGGTAAAACTGCCACTGAGGCTGTCAACGTTTTCAAGCCCTTTTGTACTGCTCACCAGAAGCTTCACTGTAGGTGATAATTTATAGTCGTCGCCGCCGGGGGTAATAATGAGTGGTTTCTGTCCCGACATATTAAAAGCTGTTCCCATATAAGCCTCTCCTCCGGTTATCTCTCCTCCTGGATTATTTACCTGAATAAAATATTTTATACTGTCAGAGACACCACTCGGGAAATCGAACTCCCCGAATACACCGGGAGTTGCCCTGCCTCCTCCCGACGAGTCAATAGTAGACATTTGCACTGTTTTTCCTGCGCAATGGCTGAATGTGATATCAAAATCTTTGCCTGTAGAATAGCCTGGCTTCAGGTCATTTTTGTTAATCTGGTCAAAATTCACTTCCGTCGGCACGGTCACAGTACAGGTTGACGTCACCAGTGGGACGTTAATTTTAACCGTCCCGGAGCCACCCGTTACCACATCGCCGGCCGCCGCCATCGCGCCGGAACTCACCATCAACCCCGCAAGAATCAGGCCTGCCGCCCCTTTTCCTGCCACAAACTTTTTCATCATTAATCTCCTGAAAAGTAAATAGAGATTAATGGGTAATGATTGCGGGTAAATCTGTACAAGAGGGACGGTCCATTTTGGGACTTATCCACCGTTTTTTGTCATCAGTTATATAGTTCATGTCACCACCAACGGATTTGCCCTATCAGATAGCCAATAGCAGCGACAAACAGTACCAGCCAGATCAGGACAAATTTCCAGTTTGGTAATTGCTCAATCATTAGTCGCAACTCCCTAATCAGTTTGCTAATATCAATCACAGGTTCTCCCTTGCCTTATTCAAGGTGCAGAAACAGAAAACCCCGACTGTTTGCGGCAATCGGGGTTTTCGCTTTTCATGTCCGGGTTATCTTTCCTTTTCCCGTATCAGCCAGTACAAACTCAATCAGCCCGTTAGCCTCGTTAATCAGTGACTGGATTTTTGACACATGGGCGGCCTTAACGCCTTTCCATTCATTCAGTCCGGTTCCGAACAAGCTGGCGATACTTTTATCGCGCTTCATATCGGCGCATGCCTGGTTAAGCTCCTCCATCACACTGGCTTTTCGCGGATTAACTACTACGCCTTTGGTACGGTATTCATAGAGAACATCGTCACACTCATTCTGATACTGAATGACCTTCTCGCGAATTTCCGGCTTAACCTTATTCGGGCTGATGGTCTGGAGCCAGCCTGCCAGTTTACGAAGTGGTAAGCAGGCCATGCGCTGAAATCCACCAGCAGTAGGTATGGTGGAAATCACCATACCTTTAGCAAATCGTTGTTTTAACTTTGCATACTGTGATTTCCAGTCCATGCCCATCCCTTTAACGATGGGTTTCATCGGCGTATACGGTTCGCCATTGTGATTAACCACATAGAGAGAATTGCCGTAGAACGGTACAGTCATCGTATTCATGGTCAGTTCCTTTTAGTGATGAACCTTGCGCACAGGAGTAACCAGCCCAAAGAGGGTTAACCAGACCACTACCGGTTATCCTCAAGGTTCATCCTGAAAGGTTCTTTGGTTTCATGCGCACCGTGCGAGGTGCTGATATGACAAAGCCCCGGTATTAACCGAGGCTTTTTAATGTGTTTTCAAAATTCGCGATATTTTGTGTTATCCGCCCCTGTGGCGCCATGGCATTTTTTGGTGAATTATTCCGCTGACAACCATTTATTGATCAATACCCCAGCACGCCAGCGCCGATTCCTGGTCGCGTCGTATCACCTGGCCGTAACACTGATTTTCCCTGTTGTGGCAGTCTTTGCCGCCGTCATATACCCAACGTCGGATTTCTGCACACGCTCCCTTACGATCTCCTGCGTTGAGCTTCCGGTAAAACGTGGACGGAAAACATTTACCGGGACCGATGTTATACGGACAGAACGACGCAATACCGGCTTTCTGCGGTTCGGTCAGCGGTATGTGAACATGTTTATTTACCCATGCCAGCGCTTTATCCCGCTCGATGGCGTTGTAATGGTCGCACTGGCTTTGCGTCAGTCGCTGGCCTTTCACGACGGGTTTACCATCGATACGGGTCACGCCACGGCATACTGACCAGACGCCGCCGTTATCACGAACGGCCACCAGCGTATTTCCTTCCCGCTCCTGCAAAAACTGGTCGAGTAGTTGCGGTGCGCTGGCACCGGCGGCAATCAGCGCCAGCATGGCGGCGGAAAGACCGTATTTAACTTTTGTCCTGACCGCCATTACTGCCCTCCGGCATTTCAGATACCGCCAGCATTTTTAACGTGCTGTCATGGTCGTTTTTTTCCAGAATCCGGGCGATTAGCCTGTTACGCTCTTCCATCGCGGCAGCCTGCCTTGCCTGAGCCTGCTCTGATTTCTTTTTGTAATGCTTATTAACCAGAAACGTACCAATACCCAGAACAATACCTATCAGCGCGCCATAGTCGTTTAACGTCCACTGGGCGCATATGCCGCTGATTAATGCCCAGATGTAGGCCAGCCATGTTGTATGTTTATCCATTGTCATAACTTCCCCTGTCCGGGAAATGGACTACCCGGGTATCGGGTGAGTGGAAAAAGAAAAGGCCACGCGAATACGCAGCCTGTAATGTAAGATTTATATATTCAGAGGCACTCCATCCAACAAACCACCCACGGTTGTACGGATTTTAACGGAGTGCTTTTGAATGAGCACTGAGCCCAGTAGTCAACATTTTTACACAGCAATTTTGCAAAAAACGGCACCCATTCAAAATATCATTTTATAAATATCACTTACTTCCAAATAGAATTTTGGTGAAATAATGATTGACAACACCACTGCGCTTACCATCATTACCAAAGTAGCGGTCCTGTCGACATAATCTTTCTTTTACATCACAAAAGATGCCATTTGAAAAAGTAAATGCTGTACGATCAAAATCCCTCATAAATTTCAGTTTCTTTAACTGAGCAGAACCTGCATAGTGCTTTGTCAGAGCGAATGAAATACCTCCTGAATCAGCGCAAAAATACTGATCACATAATACGCCCCGCTCAGGTGAATAAATCGCGGCAGACTCTGTTTGATTTGCAACAGCAGATGCCATGAATAACTCCGGCACCAGACACAAAGCCATTATAACTGTTTTCATGTTCAACTCCTGTATCGCAAACACTCTCATCCACATACTAATACTGACAAAATAGTATCCTGATATTCAACACATATTTCCACTGTGCTAAGCGGTGATACTATACAGACTTTTATATGACGAAGGACATGTACAGTATCATTTTTCAGAAAATTACGCTGATTCGATAAGCCAGCACTCATTCAAACTCAGGCCGCTTTCAGTCACTATGATAATCTCATCATCTCATACTGAAAAACTTTTACTGGAGCGGTCAGCGGAAATCGGACCTCGTACCTGCAGCTTAGAAATCTGTCCGGGTGAGCCAGTGGCGGTCGGTTGTTGCGGTGCCGGGTGCCTCCCGGTGAACCACATACCAGTCGACATGGTTCGCGAGGAACATATATTTGACTGGTCGCCCCGCCGCTCAGGGGGATTCACCATAACTGTGTTTTTATCGGCTTACTAAAGTAAAACTTTAACAGCAGACATCCTCCACGCTCTAAGAAACAAGAAGGTCTACTGCACTACGGATAAAAGTTTACATAAGTTTTGATTAAGGCTATGTTCTTTACGGGGACATTTGTAGAACCTTATATCTCTTTGGCATTATTTTGCGACGATACAGGTGCCCGCTCTCTGTAGCGGGCTTTTTTTCGCCTGTAAAAAAGGCCCACCGAAGTGAGCCTTTGGGACACGCTATATTTGTTATCAGTATGCTGCAGTGCCGGGTGCCTCCCGGTGAATCTTTGGCTGGCTATACCGTGACTCGCGTGGCAAATAAACAGCTATTTCCATTGAAAACCAGTTACGCCCCACCGCCCAGGGGGATTCACTGCAACCGCAATAACATAACATGATAATTTACCACATTTATTATTTTAAGAATTATCTGCTCACGTCTGGCAACAATGACCTGTAGATTGTGTTCCGCTGCACAGGCCCCTCAGTTATAAAGCGACCTTTGCCCGGCTTTATGAGGGGTAAACAAAAGCAATATCTGTGTAATTCCCGAGTGTCTTTACAGTAGTTGCTGCCCGCTCACTCCGGTGAGCGTTTTTTTACCAGAAATGCTAAATCATCTGAGAATAAATATGCCCCGATATTATAAAATCAGCCGCTCCTGGGAGTGCAGGAGACGCACATACTGGAATGATGTCCTTCTGGAAGCCATTGTCACTTCAGATACAAATCAGAATACAGAGGAAACACTGATTCAATGGTTAAATGACAAAGAAAAGGGAACCACTACCGTCGATTATAAAAATATCACGTGCTGGTATTACGGTGGGGTGTGGCTGCATTATGTTATTAACAACAGTACCCTGTCTTTATATATGCACTCAAGTGGTGAAGATGCTTTTGATTCACTCAATTACTGCGCCTATACAATAGCCAAATTCTTTTATACAAACCACCAGGATGTTAATATCCGCTGGATTGAGCATCCACACAAACGCAACAATCTCAGACAAACATCAATAAACAGTGAGTCATAAAAACCCCCACCAGGCGGCAGGGTTTCGATGATTCATTTTGTTCAGGTACAACTTCACATGATTAGAAGCATACACGACAGTTTCGGACAAAATCAAGCTATGTGTCGTGAAAATACTAAATTTTGTTGAAATCATCGCTAAAACTGGTCGCATTCTGAAAAGCAGCATCAGCCTTACGCTCTTCCCGGTAACAAATATCTACCAGCGCCTCCAGGAATGGTTTCCAGTTGCGGGTCCATGTTCTGACATGTAATTCCGGAACTCGCCTGAGAATCGCTTTATATGCAGCCGTAGAGGGTACCGGAGAAAAACCATTTCCGGAACAGCGTTCACAGGTTTTGAACACCGGCACACCTCTTTCTTTTGTCGCAATACGGTCGAGCACTTCACCTTTTCCACCGCAACGGCACCGGGCCAACAGCTCACCTTTACCGTTACATGCCACACATGCACGCCTGACCAGTTCGTGCTTGATTTTCGGAGGCACGATTTCCATACCGTCAGAGTTGAAGACTCCAGGATGTTTTATCACATCCTCATACTGAGAGGTTAATCCGCTGCCTTTGCAGGTGTGACAGGTCACGCTGGTAGCTGCCGAACGGGAATACTCAGCAAAGGCAAACTGCGCCAGTACCAGCATACACCAGCCAAATTCACCACCAGCAGCTTTGCGCACGTTCTTCGGTGCAGTATCCATCGCGTGACGCGCCAGCGCCTGCACAGCCTGTTGTTCATCCGTTTTGCTGATCCCGGCCTTTCCGAAGAAAGCAGCCAGACCAAACCGCGCGCGGCTGCTGGTGGTGCCGATAGCGACCATTACATCTGTACCGGTGAGACGATCCGGAGAGGTTCCTTTCACGTCGTCGCTGATGTGCATTCCCTGAGGACTAAAATGTCTGAGCGCAGATTCAAGCTTCACAATGATTTCCTCCGGAAGTGGGATGCATTTATTATCTCACTTATTGCAATATACATCCATTTCGATGCGATAAACGCAATACTACTAATCCCCCTAATGAGAGCCAATCAGGTTCAGATACACGCCATCCTGACGCCTGCCCATATCCGCAAAATTTTCACTCTCCAGATACCATTTAAGAACGTCCAGCGCCTCCCCACGGCTAACCGGCCTGATATTTTCCAGCTGTTTCTCTAGCCAGTTTTCCCTGTGCCAGAGATGTGAGTTTTCCCACGGATTGTCTTCAGGGTACAACTCTCTGTGGGCCGCGACTCGCATCTGCGACAACCAGTCCCAGTACTGATATTCCCGAACAACATCACTGAGGGTATAAGGCGCTGGCAGCACATCCGTGTAAATAAACTCTCCGTCGCCTTCCTGCATGTAATCGCAGTAAATCTCCCGATAAGATCCATACCTGGACTCAATCAGGCATTCTGCCGGTACGGGTTCAAAAACGGCCTCATGGCTACCGAAGGCACCACGAACCCTGGCGGCTTTCTCCCGCTGCAATCTTGCTTTACTGATAAAGTGTTGCGGGTTATCAAGCCACATTGTCGAAAACACTGAAGTCCAGCCAGCACCGTTCTGTTGCAGGTATCGCGTATACCGTCCCTGTGCCTCTTTGGGCGTAATCATCAGCCTGGACAGTGCAGTTTCCGCTGCGGCAATATGCGCGGGCTCTCCGGTCTTTATCACCTCCAGTACCCACAGATAGGCATCGGTCTGTTTATGGCCGGTAATAACCTGTTGCGGTGGCAGAGGTTTAATCGTCGCCAGTTCAGTGCTGTATATCGGTTCCGGTATCGTGAAAAGTGCACTGTGTTCAGGGTTATCACAGAACAACCCTGAACGGCGGCAGATACTTTTTACCGTATTGATGTTTATTTCCGTTTCACGCGAAATGGCTTTATACCCCATCCCGCTGCGTTTCAGTCTGATAATGTTCTCTTTCATTTCTTTATTCATTTGCACACCCGGTATTCAGGCGGGTTTCCCCGCCCTCCAGTTATCAGAAAGGCACGTCATCCGAAAAATCATCCTGCGGCGCTGGCTGCCCGCCGGAAACCTTCTTCCGGTTACCTCCGGGGCGTACCGTTTTCGCACTGATCACCGAGTCCGCCACCATCTGATAGCCGGTCTGCAAGACACCATTATTTCCCTTCCACTGGCTGGCCTGCATATTACCGGAAACACTAATCAGGTCGCCTTTCTGGTGTTTCAGCAGGTACTCCGCCTGCCTGCCAAAAGCCGTCACTGCCAGCCAGAAAGTGAGTTCACCATTTTCTGTATCCCGGCAGGGAAGCGCTACTGCCAGCCGGGTAAATGCCATGCTTTTACCGTTGCTGATAGTTTTGCTCTGAACATCAACCACCAGCCGCCCATGTGCTGCAATATGTGCTGTCATTGTTCTGCTCCTTCACTTTCATCAAGCTGAACCAGTAAATACGAACGCAGACGGATATTCCCCATATGCCGGAGCCGGGGGGTAAGCGTCTGATATCCTTTATCACTCGGTGATTTTTTCAGTATCCCTGCCTCACACAGAGTGCTGGCAAACTGACCGCTGTCGAATCCCCTTGCAACTTCAGTCCTGAACACGGTGGGTAATACATAAAACAGCACAGGATCATCATTGTGATTCCCTTTGCTCCGGTATCCGGCAAGCTCGTTTATCGGCAGGCTTTGCTCGTCATAGGGCAGTGGGGCAAACCGTCGCATACCGAAGGTGCTCAGAAAGCTCACCGCCTGTTCAATAATCTGCTCAATTTCTTTATTGCCGGTACCAAACACACCAACCCACGCGTTGTAACTGTGCTGAATGGCATCCCGGCAACTCTGTTCATCCCATCCGGTAATCACCTTCCCGAGCAGCAATGCAGCTTCAAGAACAGCAAAGCGGGAAGCCACACGGTGGACCTGTTCGCCATAATCTGACGGGACAAGATTGCGCCATCGTTCTTCCGCTGTCCTGACGGCTGCAACGGCGTCTTCCCGATGCTCTGCAAGCCACCTGATCCACTCCCGCCCCGCGGCACCATAGTTGTTCTGATACGCATCCTTAATGGCATCAGCATGTTGCTTGCCATTTTTGTACCCATGGAAAACCACGGCGCGGCTCATGGGAATATTGAGCAGACGCACCAGTTGTCCTGCCTTTGCCTTGCGACCTGCCCCCGCCACAAAGGTTTCCATATCAACCTCTCCGGTACTGACTGCTACTGTACGCCAGCGTTTAAGTTCGCGGTTGCCGCCTTCCTTCGCCCCCTGTAGTTTTCCGGTTCCGTTGAACAGCGCATACGCTGATTTCCAGACCTCGACCGGATCGGCCCCCTGGCCTATTTCATCCAGCGGCATGAGAGCATCATTGTGAGCCGCAGCTTCATTTGCCAGCCCCAGTGCCGTTCCGTACCAGGTCAGGCGTAACACATCCGGATTGCCATACAAACTGGAGGCAACGTTGGCAGTGGTGGTTTTGCCCGCGCTGGACTGTTCATAGAAATGCAGGCCAAAACCATCTGCGCCCGTCAATCCGATTAATGGGGCAGCCAGCGCAGCCGCAACAGCCGTCATCATTGACCAGTTACCGTTCGCAAGAGCCGCCACACTTTTGCGCCAGCTTTCCACATCCCCTTTCACGGTGTACCCGGCGGCGGCTGAACTTCTCCCGTTAAAGAGCACCGGATGTTCAGGCTTCCCGATGATTTCGCCATCCGGCATGATATAAGCACCACACTGCCAGCCAGTGGTGTGGGCAACCTGCCATAACTGGCCGTGCCCGTTTCGCTGTAACCAGTCAGCCAGAATCGCCCGCAGGTTACTTTTGGTAGTGACATTCACCCCTCCGGCCTTGAGGGTTCGCCAGCCCTCCCGTTCGCCGATATCGGCCAGCGGAACCGCGCGGATAACAGGGAGCTTTTCGCCCTCCGGCTGCCAGCGCAGAATCAGATAACGATCCCTGCCGTCGCTACCAATACTCACAACATCCAGCGGAGAACACAGCCAGCTCTCGTTACTGATAATTTCGCCGCTTTCCTTATCGACTTTCGGCGTCACCCAGAAGACACCATCATCACGACTTTCGACTCGTGGCTTAAGTTCATCATCAGTTTCTTCCACCGGGACTTTTCTGAACGAGGGAAGCTGCAGGATCATGTTCTCTCCGCGTTCTGCCTGCTCACGCAACCGTGCAAGATAGTCCCGCCAGTCCTCCGGCTGTCTGTCCGGTATCCCCTTGTATAATTTCGCATCCTGCACTCCTGCCAGCGCCAGCTTTTCTGCAATTGCATTAATCATGACCGGGCTGATAACTCCGGCCAGATAGACACGGGCACTCCTGCGCCCGTCATCAACAATTCTCAGGCTCTTCAGTTCCTGGAGTTGCTTCGTGCCAAGATAAACCGGAGGCGTTGAGTCACAGGCCACCTGCCTGCCCATTCCTTCTTCCCAGCCTTTAGCGTGAGCGTATGCCTCAGAACCGGCAAAAATAATGGCCTCAGTAAATTTATCCGCTGGCAGGTGCTTAAAATTAGGTGCTTTTTTCATCGTAACCCCTCAGTGTGCGACTGGCGCCGCCGGAATGCCTTCCGTCTTCAGCGTTTCAATGAAACTGTCGTGAAGAAGCGCCAGGCCTTTAAGCCCCTCTTCAGACATACCGATACCTGTTTCTGAGCTGATTTCGAGCATACTTCGATAGATAGCCGATGCCATTTCCGGTGCTTTATTCACAGGAAACATTTTATATGCCAGCCCCTCGACATGATTTGCCAGGGAAAAACGCTCCGACCACGGATAAATAACAATACCGCCATGCTCTCCGCTATAAACGGCGACCTCCTCAGGTTCTCCCTGCTCATTTTTCACTTCGACGGCTCCGTTTGTATCGAGCATCTCACAGACATACACAGCAGCCACCGTCCAGCGCCAGAGCACAAGGTTTTGCTCATCTGACAGCATAAAACATCCGGTGTGCATACCGTGCCACAGGGCTGCAACCAGACGCAGTCCCTCAACTAAATCGGCGTCATACACCCCACTTTCGAGTTTCTGAATGGCTTCATCGGGAGCTATTTTGTCGCTTTCGTTCTGTTGACGATGGAAATAAAGCACAAAGTTTTTTTCTGCTTCCAGGAGATTTATACGAATATATTTATCTGTCTGGTTACATTCAGCCGAAAATTGATTTAATTGTGTATTACGCATGATAAATCTCCAGACCAAAATTATTATCTTTCGGATTAGCAAGTGCTGCTGTGATTGCTGCTGTCATGACTTCATTCATAAACTCCACACCTTCCGGTGTCAGACGACTGTTATCTTTGGTCATCATGCCTGAGTAGGTTTCCACCAGCATGGGCAGTCCCCTGTCACGCCCGAGCTTACTGAAACACTGCAACTCAATACTGTGGATGAGGCAGTTCTCCACTGCGGCCACAGTCAGGTTATCCAGCGCCACAACCTGTTTTTTTACCATCAGGTTAAGAACCGCCGAACCGCTGTTACGCAAGCGGCAATAATTAATAAAGGCATCAGCAATATGCTTGCGGTTTATTTCGAGACTATGCGTTTTCCTGGTCATAAATACGGTTTCTCCTGCCATCAGGGCGAGCATTACCCCGACCCGACAGCCGTTAATTTCAGAATGAATAAGGTTTATTTACGTCTTAATTATTTTCCTGACTTCCGCCTTCGTTCGTTAATACTGAAGTCAGCCTCATCTGCATTAAATTTCAGCGCGGAAGCTATTCCGGGTAAATACATCAGCATTTCACCCAGACGATACAAATCATCACGCGCCATATCGTCGGTGTAATTTTTATTATCACAGGCCCAGAACACAGCATTACCAATGGCCCCCAGCCCCGATATAATCCCCTCGTATGCGCCTTCGGAGTGCATGCGGATACTGGCCAGGGATTCATCATCTTCCTTCCGTAAATCACAGCGGGAAAGAATTTGTTCTATATTGCTCATACATTACCTCCGGCCAGTTTTTTCAGGTCAGTCCCGTAAACAGCCAGCCATGCTTCAGCGGGCCAGGACTTAACGCTGCCGTAACGCTCATCCGGAACATCACGGGGATGCATACCGTTTTCCCTGCACCACCGGCGCAGCAGGACATAGTTGTATTTCCCTTTCTTACCCGTGGACTTCTCCACACGGGTAATCGTTGCATGTTTTTCACTTTCTCCCAGACGTTCTTCCAGATCACGACAACGGCGTGTTGCAGCACTGAGCTTTCCGAGTGCCGAGGCTTCGCGTTTACGACTGATTTGTGATTTGGTGCGTTCTGCGTTTTTGGCGCGTTCTTCTGCCGCCAGGCGACCTTGTTCAGATGCCATAGCAATCTGCAGGATTTCCATTGTGGAAAGTTCGCGTTGTACTGGCGCGGCAATCGCATCACGCTGAGTGAAGTAGAATTCCACCAGGTCTTCGTGGTAGCTCCACGCCTGATCGGTTTCCAGCATCTTTGCGTGGTTCGCCGCGCCGCGTTCTGTCCACAACATAAGAGAGCGGGTTTTGCTGGAAATTTGCAGGTAACTAAAAGTTACTCGCAAATTTGCTAACTCTTCGCCGGTAACTTTGAAGAAGTGTTTTCCTTCTACAAAGCGATCGGCGTTGCGCGAATAGTTCATTTTGATGTTGGCGACATCAGTACCGTATCCTGCTGCAAGTTGTTCGTTCGTCACTACGCGTTGGCCGCGATACTCAATGATCTGTAAATCACGTGCTGCTACCGTTGCTAATTCAGTTTTCATAGCCATAACTCTTTCCTCAAGTCAGTGAGCGAAGAACAACTTTCGACCGAGCGACAACGCGGATAGCCTGACTCACGCGCATAACTGCTTTTCCGGAGGTGGTGTTGTTCAAATTTTGAACCACGAAAATTTCGTAGTACTCTCCCTCCAACTCGTCTTTGATACGAGCGATGAAATCGTTATTGCGGATTGGTTTTTCGCCGCATTCCTTGCGAGCTTCATTGACCATTTGCAGTAATGTATCTGAGTCAATAGCCAGCTCCTGGTTAGTGCCCATGTGTGTCACTACGCCACCCGATGTAATCAGGTTGGTTTTATCAGCCATTGCACACCCCATGTTCGTTATCTGCCTGCTCACCCAAATCGAGAGAATTTGTTGATTGCTGTGTCAGATGGGCTGCAACGTCAACGAGAGACATCACGTACATCTGCATATTCTTCTCCCCGGAACCGAGAATGCGTATGGCGCAGTTCATCAGATCCAGTGAGCGTTGCAGATTCAGCAACACATCATCATCAGTGCGGTAAATGCGTGGCTTATCCATTGTCAGCCTCCCCTGCTTCACGGGCTATCTGTTCTATGAGATCCACCAGCCTGAAACACATTTCCTCTTCTTCCTCACTGGAAGTAAGGAACCCTGCGGCGGCTGCAAGAGCCTGAATTTTGTTCAGTGCGTTGAAAGCATCGAGTACTTTAGTGTTACGCATTGCATACCCCCTGTTCAGGTGTGACAGACCACCCAGCCAGGCGAGCCATTTCCAGAAATGACGGCAGCGTTGCGATATGCTCACCATTCACCAGCGGGTAATCGCATACATGGCGACCCTCTTTAAGCTGAACGACAACGCGACCAGTGAAATTCGGGGCGACATGAAGGTTTACATTCAGAACCGCACCTGCTCCTTTCATCAGCATCAGTTTTGCAAACTCCCCGGCATCACCGTGGGCACCGCAACCCAGACAGCAAAAAGTCTGTTCTGACGGATCAACTGTGAATGACGGCGTTTTCTCCTGATGAAACGGGCAAAGACCGACGTAATTTTTTCCCTGGCGCTCCAGATGAACGTGCGGACGGATAATTTCGAGAATGTCAGTCATCGCTGGCCTCCTGCGCTTTTTTAGCGGTTTCCTCAATCTGCGACATAAGAGCGCCTGCCAGTTCAATCCTTGCTGGCGTATCAGTCAGAAACTGTGCCGCGCACGCCAGTGCCTCAATTTCGATAAGCGCATCAGTTCTGGTGAGTTCAGACATACGCCACCTCCTGAACTATGGTGATATGACCATGCTTTGAAGGTGTTGGGTTATCGCAACCCCCATGAACAGGCAGACGAGCTGCCAGAGAAAGAATGAAGTGGGGAGCCAGAATGCGGCGTGCTTCGCGTTCGGTTGATGCGTTGACCGATAAACGACAGGGTTTAGCTCCCAAATCTGAACGTTTGAGGGCAAGAAATCGCCAGCGGTATTTTTTCTCAGGGCGAGTTTGGGTATCATGTGAACATGCCATAATGTTACTCCAACTAACGTTGTGGTTAGAGGCCCGGTATGTGCTGCGAACACTGCCGGGCTTCGCTGTATTTGTACCATGAAGAATCATGGTGTAAACAAAACTATAGCAAGGTGGTGAACACGTCAAGCCTTTTTTGTTTACATATTCAGTGTATACTGTTGCACACCAATAAATATGGAGTAATGGTATGGCTACTGGTGCCAAAAACGCTAAGTCGCAAGCCTTAGCCGCACGTGTTCCACACGAAGTAATAGAGGGGATGGAGTCTGTAAAATCTGAAAATGAATCTACAGCCAACTTCATCGTCACAGCGATGCGCGGGGAAATTACACGCCGACAGCTTAGCGAGGGGGGGGAAGGTAAGCTCCTTTCCCGCCTTGATGCAGCGTTGCAGGCACTCGCCAAGATTGAAGAAATCGGAGAGAGAGCCGGTACCGATATTCGTGCTATAGTCGATATTGCACATGCCGAACTGGAAGCCCGACAGCGCAAAAAATCGAAAGACAATCCCGACCAGTGATCAATCTGGTTCCCAAAGGCAACGTTCGCAGCGTTGCCTTTTTCTTTGGGCGCATAAGGTGTGCTGCCAGTAACGTTACTCATTCAGATACCTCGACTTTCCCGCCACCAATCAGCTCAAACGAAAACTGGCGAAAATCCTTCACCAGCTTTTCTGCCTTATCGAGTAAAGGCAAATCATCCTGGCGTTGGCGTAATCGGCGTCCAGCATCCGACGAATCCTCATCAGATGCTTTTCGAGCAATTGACACGATATTTTCCATCTGCTGAATTGTGTAGACGAGATCCCCATTAATGTTACGCTCGAGTTCTGTCATGTAATCGAAGATTTGAGCTTGCAGCTCGTAGTCGTAACTCATGGCCATTAAGCAAGCTTCACGTTTAGGGAAGTTGTGGCAGGGCTGAGTACGTCCTTTGTCATCAATGTAATCGGCTAAAAATTTAGCCGATTGAATTTCACCCAACACCCTCAGCACTTTCGGCATAAAGTTCTTATGGGATAGCTTGCGGTATTTCTTGCATGGGAACGATAATCCCTCTGCTTCCGCTTTTGCTTTACGATTTGCATTAATGTAATCGACCATTTCAAGACTGCTCATAGTAGGTGCAGAAATAGCTGCCTGACCGATTTCAGGCTGAGTGAGTCCCTGCCCGGAGAGGGCATTTAATTTATTCATGGTTATTTACCTGTCGTTAATTAGTTTGATGACTGTCGCGACAAAACGATACTGCCAAAGCTTTGCTGCAAACTCACGCAAGTTATTTTTGGCGTTCTGAATCAGGCAACCTCCTTACGCGACTCTTCGATGCGCTGGTTAATCCAGTCATCAACTTCACTTTCAACAAAGGCGATGGCACGGGAACCAATTTTGACAGACGAAGGGAATTTCCCCTGACTCATAAGGCGATAGAGCCAGGCTTTGCTGTAACCAGTGCGGCGCTGGACTTCGGAAAGACGAATAAATGATTGCGACATATTTACCTCGTAACGTCTATTGCGGTTTACGAGATTAATGATGGCATGAAAAACATGATTATTTTCATACCCTCAAGCTAGAGGGAGGTTGGTGATAGTTACCCCTGAGGGTATGGAGTAGTTTTTAATTTTATGGCTCCGTTACCCTTAGGGTTAACGGACAAATCACCCTCAGGGATGGCGTTATTACGCTCATATAGCCCTGAGGGTAAGGAGCTTACCCTCTCTTAATAGGGCAAGCGACTAGTTCAATAGCTTCCGCCTGACGCTTAGGGAAACCACGTTTTTCGAGGTCATGAATTATTGCCGCCTGATTTCCCCTTGTAGCTCTATCGTTGTCAGGGTCATAGTCTAGCCAATCTTTATTTCTTATTTGTATGGCTAACAGAAGTGGATCGTCATTTCTGTACTCACCAAGAAGGATTGGCAAAAGTGCTTCTAAATCTCTGACCCTCGACTTCAAAGATTCCACTTCAGCTAAAGCATCATTAAGAGTTAAGGCCCCGTCCAAATCACTTGAATCTTCAAAAGACATCGGTGGCACGCCAAAGTTAACGTGCTTACCTTTTGAATGAAAAAAATCCGTCAACTCTTGACGTTTAAAACCATATCCCATGTAGGTTTCTTCAGTAATATCAAATTTCTTATTCAAAACGGAATATCCCCCGGCCAAATACCGTTGCTTCGGTACAACTCAATTAATAAATCTCTCAGTGAAATATACTGTTCATTTTGTGCACTCATCCATTCCGGTAAAATAGATTCAAAACCTCCACCAACCGTTAATATTCCCATTTCTGGGGACTCAGGATTATCAGCAAGTTGTATCAAAAGCCACTCAGCTATCTGTGGTAACGTTGCCTGAGGGGACTGAGACTTCAGAGTAGTAATCACCTCATGTAAGGAAATTACTTCACTCTTTTTCTCTTTCAAGTCAGAAATTATATCCAGCATAACGCCACCTCGCGCCCTCTAATCTTAGCGACTATGCCGGCCCGCAGAGGTGTGCAGGTTTTCGGGGATCAGCCTAGACATAGCCTTTTTCTGTGGGGGAATTATCGTCTACTGAGGTATACATGTCTAGAGTAGCTGTATGCATAAACAGTCAATTGACAGCTATGATACAAAATCACGTTCGTGAAGTTGTTCCAAAACAGCAGAAAGTTGTTCCACAGTTGTTCCATCTTGAAAATGCATATATAAATAAAAACAGTAAGTTACCTTCATATCTATATATCTGGAACAACTGGAACAAGTGGAACAACTACTCTTCCTCACACATGAAGAAAACAGGTTAACCCACCACTTTTCCAGCCAACTCATCCAAGTAGTCCGCATACCACTGGAGCATCTCCTGTCGACCGTCAATGTACTGAGCATGATTGTAAGTTCCACGGATAGTATTCCTGTCAGCGTGCGCCAGTTGTGCTTCTATCCATGCAGAATTGAAGCCTTTTTCATGTAATACAGTACTCATGGTGTGTCTGAATCCGTGTCCGGTGACCTTCCCTGCAAAACCTATGCGCTTAATCACCTGATTAATACTGGCCTCACTCATTGGCTTGTGGGCATCATTGCGACCGGGGAAAACATACTTACCCCAACCAGTGATCTCTTTTAGTTCCAGCAGATGAGATTTAACCTGCCTTGAAAGCGGTACAAGGTGAGGACGGCGCATCTTCATACGTTCCTTGGGGATCTGCCACAAATCGTTGTCCAGGTCGAACTCAGTCCATTCAGAAGCCCTTAACTCGATTGTCCTGACACTGGTATACATAAGTAATAGCGTAGCGATGCGGGTTACTTTACTGCCTGAGTAGGTATTAACAGCATGAATGAAGGGGCCAATCTGAGTTGGCATCAGATGCGGGAAATGTTGTTGCTTTGGCGTTTTCAGCGCTCCAGCTAAATCCGTTACGGGATTAAACTCAGCTCTTCCAGTAATGATCGCATAGGTAAATATCTGACGGCAGGCTTGTCTGGTTTTCTTTAACTTATCCAGTACACCACGCTCCTCCATTTTTTTCAGCACGGAAAGCATGTTTATTGGTTTGATATCCGTTATAGCTTTCTTCCCGATATACGGAAATATATCTTTTCTCAGATATTCCATAATGTCGTCAGCATAGCCTGAAGACCAGTTTGGCTTTTTATGCTCATGCCATTCAAGCGCCAGAAGTTCAAAGCTGTTATTAACCGCAAGATTCTTTGCCTCTCTCTCGGCCTGTTTTACTTCAGATGGATCATCGCCCGCAGCAAGTATACGTTTAGCCTGGGTTCGTTTGTCTCTTGCTTCCGCAAGCGTCACATCAGGATAAACGCCAATGGAAAGAAGTTTCTCCTTACCTGCATAGCGATACTTCATACGCCAGTATCGGGAGCCGTTCGGATTAACCAACAGATACAAACCACCGCCATCAGACAGCTTATATGGTTTCTCCGTTGGTTTCGCAGTACTGATCTGGCGGGCTGTTAGCTTCAT